GATCATAGAAGTACCATCACCGTTTCTATCTACGGGAGGTACAGAGTTTGGTGTCTGCCAAGGAGCAGGTACAGTGATAGTTACTGTACCAGAATCTGTGCTAGCGGAAGGCAGAATGATTGTGAAGATTCTGTGATCAACACAGTCATCAACAATGTAAGCACCATCTTGAGTAGCACCACTGAAGTTGAAAGCGTACGAGCTCTTAGCAAATACGCCATGACCCCTAGGAGCCACAACCGTCATTACATTGCCAACGCAAGTGTAAGAACCAGTTCTGGAGAAGCTTGTGTTAGTGCCAGCATTGTACTGAGACTTAACATAAGCATATGATTCCTCAGCAATAAAGTTAAGGTTGTTGTTGATCGTCTCAGCAGCATCTCTCTGCTTAGCAGACTCTTGGATGTTAGCACCAAACTCTACCTTGTCGAACGCATAAGGAGAGTTTCTCAGCGACATCAGGGCATAGTTAGTAGCCGAGCAAACTTGCTGGTCACCACTAGGATCCAGAGCTACAGCGAGTCTTGAGCAAGAACCTCTAGTTACAAATTTCAGCGAGTAACCGTCAGCACGCTCAATACGATGAGTGACGTACTTACGACCGTTGAAATCGCCAAGGTTATCAAATACTGTAACGTTACCACTTCTAGTAGCACTGTCTACAGCTCTCAGGACAAAGTAAACTTCATTTGTAGAAGAATTATATCTAGCAACACCAGCACCCAAGTTAGATGGGCTGCCCAGATAGGCACCGAAGTCGGACTGGGTTTGAGCCAACGTACCATCTTGATACGTCGCAATATGGAAAGACTTATTAATGTGACCAGTGTTTCCAGCATCGTCAAAGACCATGCGTACGCCAACGCCCTTGCCACCCACAGGACCCAAGGTCTTGAGGTTTGGCCAAAGAACGTTCATTACTGTTGGGTCCGTATTAGAAACGGTAACAGTAATTTGATTAGCAGTTTGAGTATAGGTAGCGCTAGCACCAGAACCAAAGCTCAGTGCGGTATATGGCATACCATAGACATGAACTTCCTGACCGACTTCATAGTCGTGTCCAACAAAGTTAATACCCTCAATAACTCTGGAAGCACCAGTTACTTCAAAGATGATGCCATTATACTCTTGCTGAGTGGCAACATCAGTGGTTACAGAAGCAATGTCAACAACATTGAGCGCTTTCTCAAAACGCTGATATCCAATACCCTCAGAGGTAAGAGGGAGAATTACTGGAGCGTCTTCACCAGCAATGTTCTTATTAGTAGCATCTGCCTGAGTATTAGACAGTTTGAAATGGTGGCTGTCTACTCTATAGATAAAGATCAGAGAGTTGTCATTGAGACCACCAATACCACCTGCTTTAGAAGCACGATAATAGACACCATTGCCCGTAAAGAGACCATGGTTGGGGAAGTAAATGGTGTTATCATTTATAGAAACTCTACTGGTGAACAGAGTATGTTCATCACCAGCACCTTCATCACTTAAGTTTCTAATACCAGTTGTAGTCTGAAGACTTGTGGCATCCAGCCAAGTGTCATACAACTCGATAGTATTATCATTGATAACACGAACAAAATAAGTGGTGTTATCAGTCAGACCCTCAACCGCAGCACCGCCTTCATTCTGAACTTTATAGATTACCTTGGCGCCAGTATACAATCTGTGAAGTGGGATTGTAATCCTGTTGTCAGTGGTATCAATGACATTAGTGAGATCTGTACCATCAAAGCGCAGAGTCTCAGTTTCAGAACTGACAACGTGCTGATATCTCTGGTGCTTAATAACTTCAGTTTCAGGTCTCTGCGATTCGCGGTCAGAAACGTCAAGGGAGTCAGATGGAGAAGCACCTGTCTTAACGATGTTGGCGTAGATGTCAGCATAGTACAGTTTTTCAGCCAACAGGAATGTTGACTGGTCATCACTCATCAGTACCTGAATAGTACCAGAAGAATATGGAGAGGCAGTAGGACCAGTGAATACTACAGATTCAATGATACCTCTGGAGGAGGACGAACCACCCTCAACGGCATAACCTACAAGAAGTGTGGTGTTATCACCAGTGTGGTTCTCAAAGGTAATAGCAAAAATGTTACGACCTTGGTTGCCAAGACCAGGAGAGAACGAGAATGGCTCAAGATCAGGTTCGTAGTAGAGACGCTGTTTGTCGTCAAATACGTAAGCGTACTTCCAGGTCCAGTCAGGAGATCCTGTATTGTCAAGGTGGTCTCTGAATACAACGCCAGAAGCATACGTCTCGTTAGACGCTTTGATCATGTGGCGATCCTGGTTCAGAGGACGCAGGATAACACGACGGAGGTTATCACCGATCAGTGAGCAGTTATAAGGCAGAGAGATCGGGTTGTCTTCAATATAGTCACCACCAGAACAGATGATGGACACGTACTCAGGTACTTCAGTGTCCTGCTGGAGGGAGTAGGCAATCTGTGCTGCCTTCTTAATAGTACGAACTGGCTTAGCAGCGGAACGACCATCGTTATCGTCGTCACCGATACCAGGAACCGAAGATACGTATACACGACCGCCGTTATCGGCAGTAGCAACGTCATATACGAACTTGGTTGTAGCAATTCTATTGTTCTGTGTCTGACGTGGAGGGTTGTCAGCAGTAGGATAATAGATCGTACCGAAGTCAGATGCGGTAGGATCAGTTTCCTCAAAGTTAATCAGGTTAGGACCACGGAGATCCAGACCCTTGGTTACAAATTCGTTAGTAACATCCAGGTTTCTGATTTGCGCTGTATCAGAAATGATGGATCGAGTAGTTCTGATCTGACCTTCAACGTCGAGGTCAAACTCAGGGTTGGTGTTGTTAATACCAACACGAATATTTCCAGTAGGACCTTTGTTGATGAACAGAGCATCATCTTCGTTGGCACCAGTACCAACGGTGAACGCCATGGAGTCAGTGGCGTTAAGAACAAAGGATCTTACCAGACGATAAGAGCAAGCTGTAGCCGCCTCAATGAAATTCTGACCAGTGCCAAGAATGGTAAAGGTATCATCATCAATTACATTGATGAGGTGCTGACCATCTGGGATAGTTCTAAGAAGGGCGTCTTCGCCAAACTTAATGTAGACTCTATCCTGATCATTTAATCTATGAGCAATCGAAGTAACAGTGACGATACCATTAGCTCTACCATAAGTGGCGGAAGTCCAGGGACCCTGTGGGACTAGACCACTACCTTCAAGTCTCTGTTGTGAAGAATTAAGGCGTAAGCTCATCTAAGGATACTCCGAAATTTATGCTGATGTTACATTTGTGATTTCAATCATCGCAAGCCATTTTACAGTAGAGGTATTAGTTACCGTCTCAACATCATAACTAAAGAAAGCTGCTGCCCCAATTTGGAAAGCAACAGGAGTGTAGTCCCAGGTTTCGATTCCAGGAAGGTGTTCGTGGATAACCGTCTTGTAACTACCCTGAAGGGTTGGAACTCCACTAGCATCAACAGTTACTACAGATTCGTCAATACCCGCAAGGATGTAGGTATTGTCGTTTGCTTCCTGTCCGAAAATTTTAGCCTTAATAAAGGCTACACTATTATGACCAAGGGAAGGAGTATTGGTAGCAATATTTGTACTTCCGTCAAGGCTAAGGCGAAGAACCGTATTCGCGGGGTCTGTAGTTCTTTTAGCAATGTACAAATCATTTGTAGCATCGCTAAAATTATCACTAACCATATGGATGGCTGAGATGTTTTTAAGCTCGAACTCGGTGTTAAGCACCTCGGTCGAACCTACGGCAAACCCCCCTACCGATGAAAAGTTCTTAATCGCCATTTTTTTAGGTTACCTTTCGTTATTTATACTTTGACTTTAGTGGTAGTGAATCTACCAGTAAAGGTTGAAGAAGAGGTTGCCTGCGACGATTTAGCCAAGGAAATTTGGACGTTATTGCCAGCAACCGAGACGGAAGCATCCATCAAATCATTGTCAGATGTAATGGAGTTTGTGACCGTAGCATGTGCTACTGTACCGCTAGCGGCACACACAGTTGTTACTTCAAACATGTGTACCTTACCGTCATCACTCTCAAGAGTGATTAAAGTCTTAGCACCCTTATACTGAGTCTTCTCAAACTGGGTGATAGTTACGGTTGTGGAGAAGGAAGTAATTTCACCACCTTCAACTCTGGCATCATTAAGTTCTACAAAAGAAGCCGTAGAATCGAGTACGGTTAGATAGTCAACGCCACCAGTTGCGTATGCTCTATTTACCTTCAGTCTAGCATCCGCTTGATTGGAATCCAGATTGAGGAACTGCTTATCACCATTAAGGTTAAAGCGAAGTTCACTTTGGATAGCACTAATCTTACCGTGTGCGGTATCTGGATTGCTAATTGTGGCAACTGTGAAGGTAACATCAGTACCAACAGCGCCACCAAGAAGACCACCAGGAATAGTGATGATCTCGCCAATTTCATAGTTAATACCACCAGTGGAAATAGTGATACTTGTAATTCCACCGCTGGCATTTGTGATTACATTGAAAGCAGCGCCAGCACCAGCGAACTCAGAGATGCCACCAATAGCGCTGAATGTCTGGGAGGCACTGTAAACATTACCAGAGCTATTGAAGGACCCAGCAGAAGCACCGAGAGATCCATCATTAAATGTGGCAACGGTACCAGCGGCTAACTGATTCTTAATGTACAGACCACCAGTGATTTCAAGATCCTTGGTAGTTCTTACCTTGACAACAGATGTTCCCTTACGTTGTACATCTAAAGTGTCAAGACCAGTTGTACCATTAATGGCAAGAGTGCCTTGAACATCAATGGTGCGAGTAGATTTAAGAGTAAATCTATTTTGATCAATACTAAGACTATTGATACCAGCGTTATAGAACTGGAAAGTATCTTCGTCAGAACCAGGAGTTACTTCTGTAAGAATGTAGGTGTCCTGGTCAACGTCACGAACACCACCCAGGGATACAAAGTCAATGCCATTGTAACCTTCAAACTGAGAGGTAGTTGTGTTGTATCTGATACCACCAACGTAAAGATCGTCAGAGTATGGTCTATCGTTTGTGCTACCTACTGGAACGATAAACGTACCAGTACCATCAACTCTAACGTTTCTGCGGTTTTGTGGCTTAATGTCAATACCACTACCACTTACATCAGTAATAGTAACTGTCTGGGAAGCATCCGTACCAATAACGGCAGGGTCAATTGTGATTGTATCACCAGCAACATAATCTCTACCTCTACTTCCACCAACAGCAGTAGTAACACTTGTGATAGTGCCGCCAGTAACAACAACGTCTACCTGACCACCAGTACCCTTTCCAGTACCCGTAGCAGTGATGTTGACGTTAGTATAGGAACCATTATTAAATAAAGTTGCTGTGCCACTGGTATCAAGAGAAACCAGTTCCCCAAAGGAAGACAAAGCCAGAGATTGATTAGACAGTGTAAAGTCATCAATTCTGAATCTGCCACCAAAAGTAAGGTGCCCAGCAACTTCTGCGTTTCCACTGTCAAGATCTACCTTGAACAGTTCTGTAGAAGTGCCATCATTGAGAACAAAGTCTTTATCAGTGCCACCAACAATAGTTACATTTCCTGTTCCCTTTGGTTGAAGGGTAATGCCGATATCAGAAGCAGTACCATTACCTTCAATGAGTCCAGTGCTACTAATACTGAGACCAGTAGCAGAACTACCAATTCTTACAAGGTTAGTAGTTGGATTTACATCCAGGAGAGGTGATGCGGTTTGAGCCGTTGATCCAACTTGGAATCTGGTTCCAACAGCATAAACAAAAGGACCAATTCTACCAGTCTCAACGCCAACATGAGCAAGACCAATGATGTCAGTGTCTGCCCAGAACATACCAGTCGTGGGACTGGTGTTGAGAGCCAGAGAAGGAGCAGCAGCACTACCATCAGCGATAGTACCAGTCAACTCTTCCAGGAAAGAAGCACCGCCAGACTGAGTGAAAATACCATCAACGGTCATATCACCAGTCAAGGTGAAGTCACCTGTCTGATCCGTATCACCAGTAGCAGTTGTGGACGCAGCAACCGTGATAGTATCAACGGCAGCATTATCACCAAGAGTCAGGTTACCCTTAACAGTAAGATTACCATCAGTTGTAATGTGACCATACTCAGTCTCCATTACAATCTTAGGAACACCAGCACCCAGACTGAGTGTACCTGGCTCATAGGTTGGATCTTTAGCGCCAGCAACCTTGAACGCTGGATTTACAATAGATCCATCATGAGTTAATTCCCAAACAGCTGTTGTGGTAGTGCTACCAACAGAAATTTGGAACGTATTGCCTTCGGTTTCGGGATTAATTCTTGGATACAGGACTTCACCTGCGGTGTACCCATAACCTTCACTGCCCTGAACTACTTCAACGTCTCTTACAAAACCAGCATTGGTTACTGTATATGTGAAGTTAGAACCAGATCCACCAACGTTCTGATTATCAACATTCAGAATCATACCAACTTCGTAAGGACCGCCCGTAAGGCTAATGTTACTTACGTCACTGATAGTTGTATCATTAGCAGCAAGAGTCCAAACAAATCCAGTACCAACTCCACTGGTATCAATGGCAAATGGATTGACGGAAACGGTATCACCTACAGCATAGTCAACACCCTGCCCATCGGATTTAATTTCGGTAATCTGACCACCAGAAATGGTAACGTCAGCGGAAAGTCCAGTACCATAGTTACCAGCAGTACCTGAAGTAATGGTAATGCCATTACCCATGTTGGCATGGTTTGTACAAATATAATCAGCTACTTCACCAGCAGTACCTGGCTTAACGATAATATCAACAAATGCTCCATCAGTTCCTGCTGTTCCATAAGAAACGGCAGCAATATCAGTGGAAAGAGTTCCACCATCTTCTCTACCAACCGACAGTGGGTGACCACTGTTGGAAGCATCAGACAAATCAAATCTGTAGGTATTACCCTCAACAAATGTGAGAGCCTGCTGAGTAACACCATTAATCTGATATACATTATCAGGAGGAGGTGTACCAGGATTCGAGATTACAGTTACGGTGTAAGTAGCGGCAGGCACGTTGTACATAACGTGACCGTCATACTGACCGTCAATATATCCAGAACCAGCATTGGTAATGTTGCCAGTCCAACCATTAACGGTAAAAGTTGCTGTGGCATTACTAGAAGGAGCACCACCACCACCAGAAACATATTCAAGTTGTACATCAGCATATTCGCCAGCAACATATCCACTACCACCATTAGTGATATTACCTGTTACTGACTGAACATTAATAGTAAATCTACCATCGCTACCAGCACCACCATAGAACGTTACAGTAGGAGCTGAAGAATAGCAAACACCAAATCCAGTGATATCAATGGAAGAGATGTTTCCTTTCTTTTTATTCAGAATAGGAGTAAGAACTGCTTCTGTAACTGGAGTGCCGCCACTCAGTTGATACTGAGGAGCAAAAGCATAACCAGCACCAGCATTAGTTACTACTATGCCATTATCCGCTATCTGAGCAAGAGGGAAACCAATAGTGGATGTAGCAGCAGCACCGAAACCATAGGTGTCAATGGCAGCGTTGGTAAAGCTAATAGTTGGAGCAGCATTATATCCATCACCTCTACTGTTGATGAGGAAACTAGCAAGAGGAGATCCAACATAAAGCGTCAGAGTCGCAGCAGTTGTTGGGGACTGCGATCCATCTTCTTGGACAGCAACACCAGCACCTCTGTCATACAGAGATCCAGGTTCATTGATTGTGACGTTAGTAATAGCGCCGCCAGACACAGTAGCAGTAGCGGTGGCTTGTACACCATCAAATAGATGAGCTTCGCCGTTACCAGCAGTAGAAGGAGTCAGAGAAATAGCACCGCCACCTTGAGTAGCAGAAACTTGGAAACTGACACCCGCTCCTGTGAGAGGATCTGAAACTACATTGACAACGTAATAAAGAGTCCCGTCACTAAGACCAATATTTTGAGATCCAGAGTTTTGATTGTAGATTACTCTGGTGCCATTACGCATTGGGTGGTTAGCCAATACGATAGCGTTACTGACAATCTCCGTCTCAGTATCAAATGAGAAGTTGCCAGGAGCATCAACAACAAGACCAGGAGCAGCAGTATACCCTTCGCCGCCGTCGTCTACAGTGATTGCTTGAACATCACCATAGCTGTAAAGAACAGCAGTGACCGATGGAGCAGATCCCTGAGGATCCTGAGGAGCAGTGAAGTTAACGGTTGGTGCGGAAACATAATTATCACCACCAGCGGTTACCGTAGCAGTCTTCAGAGAACCATCCTGAAGGTCAAGCGACAGAGTAGCAGTACATACTACTGGGGGATTAGTGTCAGCATTAACTGTAGTAGCACCACCAGCATATCCATCACCAGCGGTGTCTACATTAACAGTAGCAACAATTTCTTTTGATAGATAAAGGTTAGTGTCAGATTGTACACCATAACCATTGAACCCACCACGTCTTTGACTTTGACCTTCATAGAAACCTAGGTTACCAGGAACATCAGTCTTAAAGTTGGCAGCCTTTGGTTGATCAAAGTAGACAGCCTCAGTAAAGATGGCTTCGGCATTATATACAACGTCCTGGTTACCAGCAGGGTCAAAGATAATATCACCACTTGTAGTGGAGACCGTGTTGCCAGCAAGACGCAGGTTCCCAGTTTCAATATACGCTGGGAAGATATTTGTAGTACCAGTAGCATCAGAGAGGGTGATGCTAGCGGCTTCCTGAGAAGTAGAGGTAGAACTAAAGTTAACGTTACCAGTTTCCTGGTCAACGAGAAAGACGCTACCTACACGGAAGTCACCTTTCTGGTCAGTGGAAGAGTAGAAAACACGACCACCATTAACTTCAACGACCTCATTGCTCTGAGCAGCAAGAGATCCGTCGTTGGTGAAGTCTTGTCCAGCACCAATATAAGCAAAGTTGTGAGCAGTAAGAAGGAGTTTTACGCCGTTACCATCAGCAACAACACCCTTATTACCGTAGACGTTTGCCGAAGCAATAGATCTCAGTTCAGCACCAAACTGGTTATAGTCAACCAGAGCAATGCCAGTAGCCGAATCGCCGCCGTCAGAACGGATATCCTTAATGGCAGATCCAGAGTCTACGAAGATCGTAGAGCCATCATTGGCATTAAAGTGGAGTAGCAGAACTGTAAAGATATCAGTTCCATACTCAACAGAAGGAGGAGTAAAGTTACCAGTAAATCTAGCAGTACCTTTACTCAGTCTGATCTCATCAAAGTGACCAGCATAGTTTCCAGCATTAGAATAATCAGCACCGAGTTTAAGACCTTTCTCAGCACCGTAATTATTAGTATCAGTGTAGTTGGAACCTACTTGGTTACCAGCAACAAAGAGCTTTGTAACTCCATTAAATCTAGCAACAGCTACATGTACCCAGTTGCCAGTTGTAAGAGATCCACCAGAAATCTGAGTTGTGCCACCAACAGCATACTCAACAGTACCACCATTGAGTCTCAGAGTTGGAGCAGTGTCGGCAGCAGATCCTCTAAAGTCAAGCAGAGTCTGGGTGCCAGCAAGAGAATTTGGATAGATCCAAGTCTCAACGCAGAAGTTAGCAGTACCGAAACCGAAGTCAGCTTCGGAAGCATAGTTAACGTGGTCGCCAGTACCATCAAGTAACAGCGAACCAGTACCAAACTGCTTGATAGAATTATCTACCTGCGCGTCAGCATTAGGTACAGCGGTCTTACCACCCTCAACGGAGGTTGTAAATTGACCCTCACCCTTGCCACTCAGGTAAATATAGCTACCATCGTTAAGGGTAATTAAACCGTAACCTTCGGCTTTTTTATACGTTACGTTACCACTGGTTGTTCCAGACGCACCAGTAGAGAAAGTAAATGTATTTGTAGTAGCACTGGTAATTTGATAGAAACCATCAGTAGCAGTACCAGAAATGAAATCAGCGTAAACACGGTCATTTTGTACAAGACCGTGAGCATTTCTAGATACGGTTACTGTAGTCCCAGAACGAGAATATGTACCAGACTGGAATTGATCTTCCAACTGGTAGATAGATTCACCAGCCGAGAATGTACCAGAGGTACCAGAAAGTCTAAGACGTGTTCTACCAGTGCCATATACACCTGTGGCACCCTGAACACCTTTAATACCTTCATCAGCAAAGTAGATAAAGCCGTTAAGCCACTCTACGCGAATACCATTGGTCAGATACAGACCAACAGAGTTGGGTACGATAAACGTACATTCATTGAAAAGAACAGCAGCTTCAATATTAGAGCTGCTAGCAATAGAACCGTCCAGTTTGGCACCACGACCAGCATCACCCTGCTGGAAACCATATGGATCCGAACCAGTAACTACACTACCCTTATTAAGGATAGTTACTCTTTGGACGTAGGCGCTTCTGCTGGAGTTCCAGTTATTAGCGCATACAAAACCATACCCAGTATCGTTTGTACTGTTATAAAAGAAATCACGAACAGTAAGATCCTCAATAGTGGTATCACCATTGAGGACGAAAGCGTTGAGGTCATTTGTACCGCCAGTTGGTTTAATTTCTGTTTGGCGAATTCCAGATCCTCTAACATGAACCCCATCAGGGACAACTAGAGGGAAGGTCTCAACATAACTACCAGCACCAATTTCAACATAATCACCAGACTGAGCCACGCTCAGTGCTTTAGCAAGAGTTAAGAATGGAGTGTCAGGGTGTTTACCATTTGCTCCACCACCACCCAAGGTGGTTACATCAGTACCATTTAGAGCGACAAACCAAGTTTGCCCAGGACCATTTGTAATGTCCGTGGCAAGCATCGCCGTAGTAACACTAGCAGGATTGGGTTCGGCGTTAGCCACCTCCACAATCGTACCATTGTCATTGACGTATAATTTTTGGTCAGCAATGTTTAGGGCAACTTCACGATCTTCTATATTAGAAGTCGTTGGAACTGCCTGAGGTGTTACTGAGCTTTTGAGTTTGATCCTCGTTGCCATTTATAGCATTCTCTGGTGAGTTTTTTTCTTGGTTAATACTATTTAACTGGTTAGTTAAATCGAGAATTTTCGCTTCCAACATAATGTTACTCAAGGTCAACTCAGAAACTTTACGTTGTAATGTAGCAATAATAAGGTTTACATCCATGTTAATTTAATTCTAGAACGTTCCACCATCGAGGACGTTAGTCCAGACGGGGATCCCAGCAGAGGTCACTGTCAGGATTTGGTAAGAGGTAGTAGCATCGCTACCAGTGCCAGGTGCTCCCATGTTGGCAGCATCTGTAACTTGGAAAGGATTAGCAGCGTTACCGTAGATGATACCATACTGAGTAAAGGTAGAACCACCAGTACCACCATACTGAACAGCAAGATCAGTATCGAGTTCCAGATCTCCCAGTACAACAGTACCGCGATTACCATTTACACCGAATACAGTGCCAACGTCGCTAGCATCTTCGATAAAGGTCCAAGCGCCCTGACCGTCAGCACCACCGCTGCGATCGTAACCAAAGAAGCCAAATTTGGCAGCACTACCATCATGGTAGTGAAGTTTAACACCACGATCAAGAGCGTCGTTAGTGTCTCTTACAACTGTCAGTTGCTCACCAGCATTACAGTCTGCGGTGAGAGCAGCACTCAGAGTAAGAGTATGAACTGTTGGAGAACCAGCAGAAACGATGTTGCTAATTGTGGTGGCAGCAGGGATGCCAGCACCAGAAATAGTATCGTTGATAGCAATACCATCTACTTTATCTACTTCAATAGTAGTAGCACCAGACAGAGCAGTAGTGGTTGCTGTCAGTACAGTAGTGGGATCGCCCAGTTCAATGGTAGGATCGTTAACCGACATAGAAGCCGAGTTAACAGTAGTTGTAGTACCGTCGATCTGGAGGTCACCTTTGATGATAACCAGACCCTCAGCATCACCACCAGCGGGGAAGGGGTCAATGATCAGTTCTGTACCAGAGGTGGTAGACAGAGCGTTACCATCAAGTCTCAGTTGGTCAATATCAATGTAACCAGACTGAGAGGTGTTACCAGTAACAGTGCTAGTACCATTGAAGATAACGTTGCCGTTGAAGGTAGTAGCAGAGTTTACAGTCAGATTATCAGAGGTGGTGTCACCAATTGTGGCATCACCATCAACAGCCAAACCATTTGCCCAGACTGTACCACCAACACCCACACCACCAACAACTTGAACAGCGCCAGTTGTTTGGGAAGTAGAAGCAGTATTATCGGCAAACTTTACTTGAACGCCAAGGTCAAACTCCTGATCGGCACCAGCCCAACGCAGTTTATCGAGAGTTGCCTCATCGTAATAAACACGAGCGTCGTTATTGGTACCAAACTTCAGGGGGATGTCATCTTGTACCAAAAGAGCAGCAGCGGCATTACCACCTGCTCTACGAATCTCTACATCACCAGTAGTGTCGTTCCAAGCCAGTTCGATATCACCAGATGTACCGAACTCAAGTTCTTGACCATCTTCCAGGACAACCTTACCAGCACCGTTAGCGCCGAGGATCAGATCGCTATCAACTACGTTGGTGGTAATAGTATTACCATCAAGGGTAATGTTATCAACCAGGAATTGATCAACTTTGAGATTGCTGTCAACAATTACAGCACTAGATGCGGTCAGAGTACCATGTACCTGATCCAGAAGGTCGGTGAAATACTTACCACCAACTACCTGAGCAGCGGAGTTATTATCACCAACAAAAAGACGGTCGCCCAGGTTACCTTGAGTACCTGCGCCGACAGTTACGGCAAGTTCACCGTAGTTAATAGTACCAGGCGCAACTGTGCCTGTACTCCTTTTAATTAGAATTTCCGATGCCACTAGAAGGTGCCTCCGTTAACTGTGATGTTGTTCAGAACCGTTGTTGGGATAAATTTTGTTTTGTTGGAATCATAAACAAGCAGGCTTCCATCCTGTAATCCACCCAACGATGTGTCCGTCAAATCAATGTCCGCAAGTGCGCCAATAGTTCCGCCGCCACCACCAGTGGCAACGCGGGTCACTCTAGGAACTGACTGATCTCCGAATCTTAATCTTGCCATTAGAGTGTAACGCCCTCCAGAACACTAACAGTACCTTCAAGCACTCTAGTTTTTAAGCCAGATGGTGCGGTGATGACAACATCATAAACATAACGACCAGACTTCATTGCTGCTGTCTGTGAGTTATTAAGAGAAAGTTGAATGCGCCCTGCGGTTTCGGGTGTAATGATTGCGGTAGTAACAGTGACCGCAGAAGAACTTGTGTAGTGCTTCTTAATCTTACATGCCGCAACATACCCTGACAAATTAAACTCGGTCCCGTTATCATTCTCGACTGAAAAGTCGATGGTGAAATCGGCACCTTGATAGATCAATAAATTGGATACAGCAGATGCCATTCGCTAAGGTTTTTCTCTTTAGTATTTAGCTCACTCTTATTTATCGTTCTTCTCAACTAGAAGTTTGAGCATTTCTTTCAACTCGTTAATCTCGTTCTTCAGTTCCTGAGTCTCAGAGACTTTGAGTTTATTTTTTTCCCTAGCCTGAATGTATTGCTGGTAACCAGTCTTATCGGTATTAATGATCGCATTGGATTTAGGGTCCCGCCCTAAGGTTTCGTGACCCTCAACTTTCATCAATCCAAGTTCTGATCTAATATCTCTATTTTTTTCATACTCAGCTTTATCACGACGAGCGAGAACTTCTTGTTCCCGCTGTCTCACTATATCCTCAATTTTATCAAAGTCCATTATGCCAGAGCGATAATTCTAAGATCCTTAACTCTTGGAATGTATGGCTGGTTATAATTTCTCAGTACCAACTTAAGTTGGAATCCATCGAAAGCAGCCGCGTCGTTCAGGGTGTACTCGTAATCATTCCAGACAAATGGGTCATTTTGAGGAACCATTTTTCCACTATCGGGACGACCATCAGTGTTGAAGAATTCATAGTTGATGTCGTCTGGATCGCCAGTGTAACCAGCGGGAACGAGTTTGTACATAGCAACGATGTCTGAGAATTCAAATGTATTAGCAGACAGAGCAACCTTAACACCTGTAGACGAATTTTCCAGTCTAGCAAGTCTCGTGATGTATATAGCAGCGTTCTCATCACCGATACCCTGACTAGGAGTAGCGTAGTTGATGAGGTTAGCAGTCGTGGTGACACTCATGCGCTGGGTGTCAATAACTGGTGACAGATGGCTTACATCCGAGAACATGTTTAATTCCAAGGTCAGAGACTTACCACCAGACATGTTGCTGATTTCATTCTGCTTGGAAGCAATAAGCTTATGAGACAGGAAGTAGTTAATATCGTTAAGGGTGATTTCTCTCCAGGTAGAATCTGCTTGGAAAGAAGTCTCAGGGCTAACACCAGCTGGGAAAGGACCACAGGAAGTACCGCTGGTAGCTCTTGCTCTAGCAGCAATCGAGCATCCAGGTTGTACTTGAGTCTGAACTTGTGGTGTCAAAACATCCCAGGGGACATTTTGAGAAGCAAGAATATTTTCACCACCACCATTGATAGTCTTATGTGACTTGAATCCAGTGATATTCAATCTATACTTATGGGGGCTATTCAGAGAAGAAAGACCACCGAAAGTAGTTGTGTGGTGAGTTCCATTAACCCTTGTTAGAGGAATACCAGCAAGGTTATAGCACTGAACAGAGGCGCTGGCAGTATGAGCAGTTCCAGAAGCGCCACCAGAATTGCTAGCGGCATCCCAGTTTCTACCAGATACGGTACCCGAGTTGTGACCCAGGACGTTAATTACCCAGTTGGGAGAACCATTGTTAATGTACTCATAAGCAATGATCTCATCGCCAATCTTAATGAATCCAGGATTGGTGTCAGAGACCGCAGGAGCGGCGTTACCAGGACCAGTGTTGGAAGCAGTCAGAGAAGCGGCTTGAGTGCTGTTGCCGCCGATACAGCGGTGGAATAGTGAGGCATCAGAGACAATAATCTGAGAAGCCGTAGCAGACAAATCACTAGAAAGTACAGTGTCACCAATTTCAGAAATAACACCATCCAAAATTACATAGTTGGCATTACTCTGCATGCCGTGGTTGCTGTGGAAAACTTCAATGTATGCTTGATTGTCAGTTACAGCAATCGAGTTTGGCAGCAGTGGGAGGAAACCACCGTTGTTCTCTTCGAGAGTAGCGTTGTTCAGGAAGACTTGAGACTGACTTAGAGTAGTAGGCAGAACAAAGTCTGCTCGGTAGATCTTGAACATCAGGTCTTCAAACTGAGAAGGTGTCCAAGTAGAAGCGTTTTGAGACTTGAACAGTACACCGATATAGGGTTGCTCAGAGATCTTCTCCCCAGCATGAGCAGCGTCGATAGCATCCTCACCCAGCAAGGAGATGAACACCTTGTACTGGTTAGAGTCAGAAGTTACGACGATACAATGCTCAGTTTGATGGGGGATATAAACGGGAGATTCAAATGTGAAGGTAGTAGGAGCCGAAGCATCAGTAGAAGTAACTACATCACCCGCTTTCTTAATGACCTTGGAGAAAGGAAGAATAGTCTGAGTTGGAATACCATTTTCTACTGTACGGATGTCAATAGCAACAGGAATCTCAGAGTCCTTCTGCTGGAAGTACAGATCAATCTTAGTAAGGAATACACCACCTTCAAGCTCGTCATCTTGAATCAAGAAAGTTTGAGCCAGTGGGTCAGACCACAGAGTTCTGTTTTGAGTCAATCTCTCTTCATCGAGTTTAGCATTACGAACCGAGATGATTGTTTCCTGAGTGGTCTGGAGAATACCAGTTGCGCTGTATTCGGTCTGAGCGCTGGACTCAGACTCACCAACAACTGTAGAATCATTAGTAGTATCCGACAAGCGGAATACACGAGTACCAGTCTTGAACTTGGGATTAGTAGATTTGCTTGGATCAGGGATAAAGAATGTACCTTTCAGGAAACCTGCCTGGTCAGTAACCAATCTTCTTTCCTTAACCTTTGCCTTAGCACCAGAAGACTGACCAACAAGAATTTCACCAGCAATAGGATTGCCCGAATACGCACCAAGAGCCTGAGCGGCAAGAGAAGTGGTGTCAAGGTTAATCCAACCAAGGTTAGCAGTATAATCGCTAACTGATGCGATATTCTGGCTAGTGTATGGGTTTACAGTGTACTCATTGTTTGGCTCAAGAATACGAAGGGTCGCACCAGAAGTCAAACCTTTAACAGTTTCACCAACTTGGAATGGAATACTATTGGTGTCAGAGTCATCATTGGGATTCTTAGTCACTTCCAACATCTTAGGTGTGATGTAAGACTTAACTGAAACGCCATCAAAGAAAGCATAGAAACGAGTTTTGGGCTTAAGTTTCTCTGCCTTAAACTCAATATTTCTAGAGCGCATATTTTGAATGTGCTCAACAGAAACAACTCTATTACCAAGAGACTGCTGCTCAATGATAGGAGTAATTCTGTAACGGACACCAGTTCTAGTTTGGTCCGTTCTAACTCTAGAGAAACGTTCTGTACGAGTCGAACGATTCTTACCCTTACCTGTAGTAACTTGGCGACTAAACCAAATACGACCAGACCATGTGGTCTGCCAGGAACCCCATTGAATAGGAGTAATACCGTTCTGGTCCGCTCTCATATCACGGAGAGTGGTCTGGTAGTTACCCTCAACAGTTGGACCCTGAAGAGCAGCCAGAGATTTAGTATCTACCCAGTCATCAGACTCAGGATAGAGTTTAATATCACCAACAAAAGTAAAGACGTTGAATGGGTTGACATTCTCAAGAGCAGAGGCAAATGGCTGGTCAACCAAAACAACATCACTATAAGGCAGGGTGATGATGTCACCAGTCTGCTTGATGTTGGTAGAATTGGAGCTAACGATCAAAGGAACGTTAGTTGTATAGTGAGAAGGACGCAGATGACCTTCTTCAAAGTCAATAGAAACTCTGTAGTCTGGGTGGAATGTATCGCTAGTTCCCAGAGAAGCAAAGTTGTCTACAATAAAACCATTCTTAAATCTGTCCAGACCATTGGTATCTCTGATCTGAAGAGTAGCAGTTTCAGTTTCAAGGAGAGACAGTTGAGTGTAGTATTCCAGAGTTTTAATTCTGGTTTCTAACTGTTGGATATCTCTAAAAGTATATCTCTTATAGTTTGTCTGAGTAATATCTACATCTTTGTCGATGTCAAAGACGTAGGGACGCATGAAGATGGTAGCCAGAAGCATGGCATCTTCAATCTCAGAAGGCTCTACTGGATTTTCAGCAGGTTCACCTTTAACTACTTGAATCTTATTATCTTTGTTGATGAATACTTTATCAGTTCTACCCAAGTAGTATTCATAAGAAAGAATAGTGGTATCAGACTGACCAGGGAGACCAACAAAATTACCAGTAAAGTCTCTATTGTCAAAGTCAAGTTTACCCGAAGAAGTATGCTCAAAAGGAGACAGTCTTGTACCAGATCCACTGATCAGGCTTGGAACCATTGGACGGAAGTCCAAAACATTTCTTAGTGGGAACTCAGCAAAAGTTGGAATCTCTTTGTATACTTCACTAGAGTAAGAATCTACAGTGTAGAAACTATCACCACCAGTGGTTACAAATCTATCAAAAATTACAAGCAATTTATGAGTAGGAGCAGCATACCCAGACTTTCTAACCAGTCTGGAATAATCATAATACTGCTCTCTTTGACCATTGTCTAATTCGTAAGCACTGGTTACATTAGAACTACCTGTAACAATGCTATTGGCTACGATGCGAGCGCTGGTTGTTTCAGTAGTAATGATCTCTGCGTTATCAAACAGAGTATCAGTTAGCATCACATAGTAAACATAGTTACTATCAAAGGATACAATCTGTGCTTTAGCGCCAGAAGAAGCACCAGTTATAATCTGGTTGGTCGCATAAGAACCAACTAGGTTGGTATATGAGAAGTGTGGAATAACAGGAGACTGAGAATCTTTGGATTCATAGACTGCCTTAATCTTAAAGACATCAGGACAACCCAAAGAGATTGTACGATCCTCAACTCTAGTGCCATAACCAGTTGTATAACTGGTAAGACCATTAGAACTGCCAAGAGCAGATCTATTAATCAAAGCCACTTTCATGCGTTCAGTGGTCTTAGACTTAGCAGATCTATTGCTACTGTATACTGTGGCAATTACAATACAACCATTAACTGTAGTGGGAAGACCAGAAACAGAAACGGAAGCAGATCCAGCACCAGTGCTAGTAGTAAAATTGGGGTAAGTATAACTATTACCAAGAACACCAGTTCCAGAAGAGACGCTAGTTACAATGATTTGGAAATCATCAGCGTCTTGTGGTGCCCTAAAGACAAGGTTTGATCCAGCAGAAAGCGAGAACGAACCGCTAGTGATCTCAGAAGAAGGAATAACGTATGACTTACGGAAATAACCCAGAGGAGTTACAGAAGCACCCTGGCTATTTGTGCTGGTAGATTTGACAGCAGCCTTGGGAATAGGAGTAATCAGAGCACGCTTAGTAGCGAATTGAATCTGAGGTCTCGTAAGAGTAATAGCAGAGGTTACAGCACTATTAGTCAGGGTAGTAGAACCCTCTCTAGTAATAGTGAAACTAGAGTTGCTAGTTACATTAGTAACTCTAGCGGTATGTTGTTGATTGTTGTTAGAGAAACGAATGATATCACCAATTCTCAACTGAGCCGTAAAGTTAGACAGGCTAGCAGTGATAGTAGCGTTTCCGTTCGATACCCCACTAACAACAGGACCGTTAGCAGAAACAGTTGCTTGAACGTCCAAAAGGACATTAGCAGTAAAAGTGCCACTGAGGGTCATAGAACGGATATCGCTAAATTGATATCCGTAGATGCTAGAAATTGTTCCCAGGTTACTGGAAGCACTTTCATACCTAACGGCTTCACCAGCAACAAAGTTGCCAGTGATTCCGTATACAGTACAAGTGGAGTTAGAACCATTGGTTCTAACAAAGCCAGACGCGCCAGAGTTGACACCAACAATTTTGGTTCCTTGGACCCAAGTTACCGCACCAGTCATGGTGAGGGTGGTGAACAACGTCGTATCCGAGACATTTACTCGGTAAATTGTGCTAGAGGCATCTCTAACACCAGAATCAAAACTAAAGCCAAAGACTCTAGTAAGACCGATAACATTACCCACAGCAGTGCCAGGGGTAGTTACCAGTCTATCACGAAGTTCTACAGTTTCGTAAAGTTCTACGCCACCATACAATTCGTCCACCAGGACGTAGTTTCCAAAGTCAGAAGCAAACGACTGGGAATCAGCAGCAGTAAAAGTTCTTGGTTTATCACTATCCTTAAAGGTGTTTGCCAGTTTCTCAGTTCTGTAACCAGAAATGTAGGCAGTACCAGGGGAGATCTGAATGGACATCTTGTCCTCAGATGGATCATTGCCATCTTGAGTAACAGCATCCGATTCATATACACCATTATTAAAAGCGTTGTTGAGATTTTCTCTAACATCAATAGAGAATCTCTTGACATAATAATCTCCAGACTCTTCTTTTGTTCTAAGAGCCAGAATATCATTAATATAACTAAGATCACTACGCTCTACTTTACTCTCCAATTTACCTTCATTGGTACGGAGAAGTTCAATAAAGTCAGCGGAGTTAGGATCTTTAAGTTCCTTTTTGATTAGGGTCAGGTTGATCTTGAAGCGATCAGCACCAGGAGCAGAGAAGTTTGTGCTACCAATTGCATTGTCATAAAGGGTAGGATCTTCATCAGCAGTGATGATTCTTTCCTCAACCTTCAAACCAACCTTATATGATGGGTTGTTGCTATATTGATCAAGAACAACTGTTTGCTCGGGTACGGTTACAAAATAACCACGAACAAAATAAACACCTCTACCAATGTTAGCGGTAGAAGCAATGGCAGTGCTGTTGGAGTTCAGCAACTGAGCCAGAGGCGTACCAGCAACAATAGTGGATGTGCTGTAAGTAATATCTTCTTCGCAAGTCAGAACTTCGCCAGCCTGGAAGACGCTAGTAGTATTATCGTCTGCTTTTGTCAGGTAGGTCAAATAGAACGAAACGTATCCACGAGTAGACTCAGCGGCACTAATACTGAAGTTTACACGAGCACGAATGTTCGAGTTAGAACCTTTGATTACCTTATTATTCAGCGCTTCCCTATAGAGCTCAACGGGAAGGTTGAGATAGTTATTTTGTACAAGTACAACTGGATACTGTTTGTTGAGGGTAATACCCCCAGGCACAACCATACTACCCTCACGGTAGATGCCCTGACCAAACGAGTTGATTTGGTTCTGAAGCAGTGACTGTAGGGTAGTTAGTTCTCTAGCTTGGACTGGGTATCCAGGCTTAAACAGTACCTTGAGAAACCCCTTATCCTCATCAAAGTCGTCAAAATAAGGGGAGATATTAAGGTTGGTATTCTGTGCCATTTAGAATTCAATTACTACTTTGAGCTCTTCGTTCTGATCCGCCGATCTGGAAATCGGGTTCCTATTATCTATGTAGAGGATTTCTCCAGAGTTGATTTGAACCTCTCCGTTAGCATAACCCTCGACAAAAGAGAGACCAAGTTCATAAACAGAAACACCAATCTGAATCTGACTCTTAGGAACAGATGCTGTACCAAAAGTAGAGTCGGGAGTGGCAGTGATCAAATCAGATGAGGTAATTTCATAGTTACCAGAGAACTCAATGATGTTACCTGAAGTAACTCCATCAAATGAATCCTGGTAATACTTCAAAAGCTTAGTATTGGAATCATAGGAAACTACATATCCTTTTGCGAGTGTAGTTGCCTGTGAGATTGTAGATCCAGGCTGGAATGTTCCGCTAGGGGCGCCAGTTCCAGACTGAGGGAAGATCATGGCTTTTACACCAGATCTTGTGTTTTGAGAAGACACCGTTGTGGTGTTGTAGTCATATGGGTTAAGAACCAGACCGACTCTGCGGAATGTGAGGTCTGTTGGGAAGTCAACAAACGCAGTAGAGGTTTCAAGCTTGGAAGCAAACATCAAACGGTAAGATCCAAGTTCTCTAACAGCATCAGAACCATGACCACCGTTGGGTGGAATAATGATATCCAAATTTGCGTTAGCGCCAGTACCGATATTTGGAATCAAACCAACATCAATGGTAGCAAAACTATATTTAGATCCAGACTGAGTAACGGTAACATTACTAATACTACCAGAAACAACAGTGATAGAACAGTATGCTTGAGTTCCTCCGTTGATATCCCAATCACCACGAATGGGTACGTTAGTGAATGTGCCATTGTTGTAACCAGCACCAGCATTCTCAATAACAATGGTGTCAACCGAACCAGAACCAGCAGCAGCTTCTACCAGAGCATTATCAAGAACAGGAATAAACTCAGAGGTAACGAACTTCAGGATGTTATCAGCATCGATGGTGTACATGTACTTCCAACGATACTTGTAGTCAGCAGAATCGTTTGTCTCAATAACCGTGGTCGAAGTGCCAGTTGGCTCTACTAGCGAGGGACGACCTTTAGGAAATTCAGGAGTCTGACCATTATAAAGACACTTGTAGACATTAAAGTCAGAGTTCATCACATAGAAGTTAGAGTCATACAAACGGGTCGCGCCATTTGCTGTCGTCTTTGATGGTGAATAATCAGGTTTGTACATTGAATATGTACGACCTGTACCACCAGTAGTTTCTGTTGGGTCAATCCAATCGACTCTAGGAATAACCAAAGCAGTGTCAGAAATATCTACACGCTTATATGCTACCGAATCAGAGTATACCTGACGATGGTATGTAAAGGAGTCAATAGGCTCGTCTGTGGGAGGCGAATCCGTGTTACCTGCCCATGCCTTAGGTCTACCTACAAAGAGATAAACTCTATTGGCATCAGAGCCTGCGCTGCCCAAGGTGTTTCGGAACGCCTCGGCAGCATAAATCCTAAATTTGTCGGTTACAAGAGCCATCAGACAAAGCTTTTAGATGTATTTATACTTGACAAAGAAGAGATTCGGGAGTAGACTCTACAGTGTAGCGGGTTCAAGGATGAGCTTTAGCTACTTTATGCGTAGAGTCTAACGATTGGACGAATCTGTAGTGTAGCGCTAGTTTCCTGAAGAGCTACAGTGGAGGTAATTGTAAAGGTTGCGTCACCAGTCTTGGTAATTCTATATACCCCATTCAAAGAACTATATGACAAAGTACCACTAGAACCAGGGACTGTTCCGCCAGAAGTGAAGAAGATATATCTCTCCATTCCAGTTTCAAGGTTATGATCACCAGACATAGTTACAGAAATGGTGGTGCCGTTGGCAGTCCAAGTTCCATTTTCAATGTTAATGTCGTGTCCAACACCTAGGCTTGGACCTGTACGCTTGTAACCTCTACCATTAGTTGTAACAGCAAAAGTATTAGCGTTATAATCAACTGTTCCGTAAAGAATTCTTTCAACACTCCAATTGGTACCATTCCAATAAGGAATCATGATTTCACCGTTGCTTGGGAAACCTTCACCAGCATCGTATCCAAAGTCTTGGCAAGGAATAGTTTGTGCTGTAGAAGTAATAGAAGAGGAAAGAATCGCGGTGTAAAGGAATCTGCCATTACTAATGGCTCTATTTCTTTGAGTTCTTTCAACAGAAACTGGGTGGAAGGTTTGTACAGTTGGAGCATTGACGTAGTTAGATCCACCTTTGAGATCGATAACATCAATAACTTTACCGCTACCTTGTTCAATAACAGTTCTAGCGCTAGCGCCAGTACCACCACCACCATTAAAGGAGAGGAATGGTGGATATTCATAATTGCCACCAGCATCAATAATATTGACCTTAACTACTTTTCCACCAACGACAACGGCTTCAAAGGAAGCAACAGATGGTTGGAGACCAGTATATTCATAAGTTTCAATAGAACTCGAAGAAGCAATCTGAGCAAGAATACGATTTTCACCTTCGGAGTCAATTCTGAGAAGATCTCCAGGGTCAATACTGTTGTAAGTATCTTCAACTGTAATGTCTAGGTCAGAACCAGTGTAGATAAAGATCAGACACTCGGCACCTGCTCGTGGTGCTTCAGTGAATTCAAGAATAGAACCATTCAGGACAAATGCTACTTCTGGTTCCTGATAAACACCATTCATGAACATGATAATATTGTTTGCTGGGATAACAGCAGGAGAATCAGATTCCAGAGAGAATGGCTGATCATTCTTTTTAAGAATGAATGATTTTCTCTCATTATCAAAGAATGGAGCAATAGGATCTAGATCTCTCAACTGACCAACATAGAAGCAGTAGAAATCCATGTTGCCCAGTGGGGCTTCAGTGAAATTAATTGTAGATGGAGTTCCTGTGTAACTGTAAGAAACACCAAGTTCCTGAATGTGGGAATTGAGGAATAGCAGGAATCTGTCGTTACCTGGCAGAGTATATCCAGTGCCACCAACTTTAGCGGGGAACGAAGTTGTAGTTCCGTCAAAGGTAACGGTCTGAACTTCAACTTGGAAACTGTTAATTACAGTACCGCCAACATCAGCAGCATCAACACCAAGGATATCAGTATTCAGATACTCGGTACCTCCATTTACCAAAGTTACGTCGGTGACCGCACCCGTGACTCTAGCGATTGGATTGGTAGCAGCAGTTGTTGGATTGCCACCAGTAAATGCCAAAGTTGGTGCTTGATTGTAATCCTCACCTGTTTGTTGAACTTCAAGACGCTCGATAAATCTACCAACAGTGGCAGAAGCCAAAGCAGTTGTGGTAATAGTATCAGCAGGGTTTTTGATAATTTCAACAACAACGTCATCGTAACCATAACCACCGTAAGTAACATTGATTCCAGTAATTGCTCCACCAGAGATGGTAGCAGTAGCAGTAGCGTTAAAACCACTATTGGATTTGATCACTACAGTTGGAACATTGTTATAGCCAGCGCCTGGTTGGGTTACTGCGATACTCTTGATGAAACCTTCAGAAGAAAGAACAGCAGAGATTGCGCCATCTGAAACAGCAGTATAACCAGACTGAACAATAGTAGGAGCACCTTCATATCCATCACCACACTGACCAACTGTTCTAGTGAAGGTATTAAAGTTACCTTGACCAATCACGGTATAGGCAAAATCCATCAAAGTTTCGATGGTAGAGATTACGTTTGTACAACCTCCACTGACCGAGGTGATGGTAGGATCTTTGTACTGACTTCTTGTGCTAAAGTTATACTGAGGATAGGTCTCATAGGTTTCATTATTGATTGCCTTCTTGACCATCTGACGTGCTTCTTCAAACACGTATTGAGTCTCGGCTTCTTCACCTTGTACGTGACCTCCGTTGAAGTACATATCAAGGTTGTCCCACAGAATGTGGTTGCCGCCAAATGCGACGTTAACGCCAACGGCACGCAGAATATCAACGGTGTCAGACTTACACTGCTCATCGCCAATGCCAGGAGAATTAAATCCAGTAGGAGCAGTTCTAGTAAAGGTGGAGAGAGAATCGGTATCAATCGCAACTTCGATGATATTCATCAGAGTATCAATCGCAGCGGTTACGTTTGTACAACCACCAACGACATTAGTAATGCTAGAGTCTGTAACTTGAGAAATGCCGTGAGCACCGCGAACGGTGACTGCGGTATTATCAATTACTTCCTTAGCAATCTTAGTGGCTTCTCTATAAACGTACTTAGAGTGAATCTCTTCGCCATCCAGATGTGAGGTGCCTACGTAGTAAGCAGCGGCATCATAGATTTCGCTGTTAGAACCATACTTGACGTTGACAGAAAGCGCTTCCATAACATCAACAACGTCATCAATACAGTTGACATTGCCGTTTGGAACGGTAAAGGCAGCGGGTTCAGTTCTGGTGGCATGAGTCATCAGATCTGTTTGGATTGCCAACTCAATGATGTCGATCAAAGTGTTAACACCAGAGATGACGTTTGTACAACCACCAGATACGTTGGTGATTCCACTGTCGATCGTCTGGGTATATCCATGAGAACCAGCAATACTAATTGTCTGGTTATCGATAGCCAGTTCCATCAGTTCTTCGAGTCTGCCGATAGCAGCAAGAGTTTGTTGCTCTTCGCCATCAATATGGGTTGTGCCAACGTAATAATTGGCAGCATCCCAGACTTGGTTGTTAGCACCATGGAGAACGTTAAATGCTACAGCATCTACGATATCCAGGAGGTCATCGATACAATCCTGAGAGTTGCCTGTTGGAGTTACAAATCCAGGAAAATCTACGGTGCTCATCAGGTGATAAGCTTCGTATGCTAGCAGGTTTTTGTTAGCGAGGATTGTGTTGTATGCGTCAAAGTGTCTGTTGCTTTGAACCTCAAAAGGAATGTCGAGCAGCATACGCTCAACGGCTTCGTTAGCAATGAAGTTCTTATTGGTTGTAATCAGAGTAGAAGCATCGGCAAAACGATTTGCCTGAGGTGTGCCAAAACGATTCATCAAACCAACAGCAACATCAGCAATGAGTTTGGCGTTGTTGTTGATCAATACACGAGCATCGCCAAATCTGTCAGCGGTTACATTAGTAGCCGTATCGAGAACATTGGTAATTGTGATGTTGCCAGTAGCTCCAGTGCCATTTCCAATTTTATTGGTAAATGCTACATTATTGTATACGCCAGGAGTGTATCCACTACCCTGGTAGATACCATCTGTGGTATTCAGGGAAGTAATAACGTCTCCAAAGATATCCAGTTGGAAATTACCACTGATATTTTGGCGTTGATAATACATGACAATACAGACCGAATCCTTAATCGGTGGCTCAGAGAAGGTGAGAGTGCTTCCACTTAAACTATACGAAACTGGGTTCTGTACAATACCGTTGATGGTAACCATTAACTGATTCTTGTTTAGAGGTGTTACCTCAGTATCTCTAAATCTCAACTGATAATCAACAGTTTCATCATCAAAGGCAACGGTCAATTTGTGCTTAATGCCTGTGGAAACTCCCGTCAGTGGAACTGCGGTACCAGCAATAGCATTGGTTTTGGTTGTTGCCAATTTAAGGTTATCATCATCAACTCTGATGATGTAGTAATCAGTATTAGCATCCAAACCACCAATGGGAACAGAGTTGGCAATTTCAGGATAGTATCCTGGGTTGCGCTCTGGAACGCTAGATGGATTATCAATACCACCCCAGACAATCTCAGCAAGAGTGTCAATAGTATTCTTGACATCTGTACAACCGTTAGTATCCAGAGTGATAGTAATATCAGTGACTGGGAGTTGGTTTACAATCGCTTGCTTAGCCAGATCTCTGGCGTATTGAATAGCACCGATTGTTTCCTCTTCTTCGCCGCCAATATGATATACACTATTGTTAGGTACAGTTCTGGTAAGACTACCAAATGGACCGTTAGCACCAGAATCAACAGCATCCGTAAGGATTGTCATAAGGCTAGTAATGCTACTAGCGACATTCTGGCAGGAAGCTACATAACCACCTGTCTTTTCAGTTCTATTCGCTACAAGGTGTGAAAGTGGTGCGTTGATGGCAGCAGTTACAATGTCCATCAGAGTAGTGATGGCAGCAACTTGAGTCGCACACTTGACGTATGAAGGATCATCAGCGGGGGCAGTATCATCTGTAATTGTCAGATCAAAGACCTGACCAGACATGTCACCGACTGGCTTATTCTGAATTACCAGAATCGCAATATCTCTTGCTTGCTCAAAAGCATAGATCGATTCAGTTTCTTCGCCAAGGATGTGAGTTCCAGTTACATAGTAGTTCGCAGCATCCCAGATTTCGTCGTTTCCACCACGAGACATATTCTCAGCAAGTGCTTCGAGAACATCTACGATGTCATCTTCGCAATTAACTCTACCGTTTGGTACAGAGAATGATGGGAAGTTAGACAGCATTCTGTCTACAGCAGTTACCGCAATCTGAGTCTTATTAGAGAGAATGAGATTTCTGGCATCAGCATGTCTGTCACTAATGTAACCAGCAGGATCTTTAGTGATAGTATTGTCAAATACTTGAGTTTGGCTGGTATACTGTGGATTGATTGGATAATTCTGCATGGCTTGAATTGCCATGTCTCTAGCGTGGTTGAATACCTCAATAGTTTGAGTTTCTTCCCCAGATACGTGTGCTCCTGTGATATACAGGTTAGCAGCATCATATACTTCGCTGTTTCCACCGAATGACAGGTTATAAGCCAAAGCTTCAAGGATATCGATAACATCATCGATACAATCTTGATTGTTACCAGTAGGAACAGTAAATGCGATATTATTTGGATCAGCAAGCATTCTACCAACTGCTTCTTCGGCAATCAGTACCTTGTTATCAAGGATGCTCTGTCTAGCATTGGCATAGCGATTACCAATGGTACCAACACCACCGATGTATTCTTGTACAGCATCCCAGGTAAATGCGTTTCCACCATAACGGAGGTCATTGACCCATGCTACGACAACCAATCTAAGGTCACGAGCACATATAGTTCTATCGTAATCTGGTTTAGATCCATCGGTTAGAGCTGGATAATTTGCTTCCAACCATACAATAGACTGGGCAATGATATAGTCAATGTTCTTAAGAATTAGGTCTCTAGCATCTTGGTATCTGTCAGCAGGGGCAGAGTAATTTGCTTTCTGACCAGTAATAAATCCATGGTTAGTGAGAGCAAGAGTGTCACTAGCATCTAGAACTACAGCTGGATCTGTGCCATCAAATGTGTAAGTTCTAGATTCAATTTTATCCAGTTTGTTTACAATGGCACTAAGAATTCTCTGGATGTCCAGAAGTTGCTTACCTTGAACAAGAACATTTGTAGGCACTGAAGACGTGTAGTCTGGCTTGCCCATAAAGTAGTTCTGAATCCTAGAAAGCTTACCAGCATTAGAAGCAGAGGGTTTTGGTGTAAAGAATGTAGTTCCATTGAAAGACTGGAATTCATTACCAAACCTTTGAGCATACCAGTTGTTTGGATCTGGGTTTGATGGGTTATTGAAGGAAGCAGCATTGTATCTCTTAAATGCGGTTTGAGAGATAACCTGCGTACCAAGAACCTTAAATCCAGCAGGGTGAGCTGTTGTCTTAAATTGATTCTTCCACTCACGTACGTTGATCGGAGAACTTACAACGTAGGAGAACTCTTGGAATCTATCCGAGTCATATAGACGCTGCTCATTGAGATCAAGAATACCAGTTGTTCTCTTAAATTGAGCCGTAGCAGTAGCAATTGGAGAAACTTGGAATGTAGCGTCTGCCTTATCAAAGTCGTGAATTTCACCAAATGCTTTTGTCTCAATACCAAAGATTGGTTGATTAAGTTCAAACTCGCCAGATTGTACTTCAACTGACAGAATTCTACCAAATGGATCCCACGCTTTAACAATACCAACGGCATTGAAAGATGCTGTAGATGTACCCTGATAAACTGTCTCACCAACAGCAAACGATGCGGGAGTCAAAGTAACATTAATATTATCTCCCAAGTCTGTAGTTGTAAGTTGGAATGTAGAGGTACCGCCGCTACCAACAGTAGCGGGTCCAGTAAGTGTGACAGAAACTCCACTAACTGCGTTAGCCAACGTAGTGGCAAGCAACATTTGGTTAGAACCAAGACCATTAGTTAGACTTGGAGCAATGGAATAGTAAATTCTATTGGTAAGCAAAGGTGGTGGTAGGCTACCATCAATTTCACGCAGTTCTACTTGAGTCCCAGTTGGGATCTTAGTATTGTATGGGAAGTTGAGGGTATTGTTAGATGTTAGAGGTACAAACTGGTGAGTAACTCTAGCAAGTACATCGGGGGTGGATGAGAAACCCTTACCTGGGTTAATGACATCAATGCTTTGGATAACTTCGTTATCTACATTGACTTTGACTTCAAATCCAGATCCACCGCCACCTACAAACTCAATAGTTGGAGTAGATACAAAAGAGTATCCACCATTAGTTACGGTGAAGAAATCTACAATCTGAGTTCTAACCAACTGGAGGTTGTATGTTGTATTAACCTCTGGCTTAAGAGTTCTATCGTGAGAGTAGTTGTAGGTAATGTTGTCACCACCAAGATTGATGATCTTACCAAGATCACTAGACTTCAGAAGAATAGAAGCACCTCTACCAAGTTTCTGGTTGATAGCAATAATTGGAGCATTTTGGAACTTAGATCCAGCATTCTCAATGATAATCCGAGTTACCGATTCATCTACAATTTCTGCTCTCAATACTGCGTCAATACCAGTACCACCAGAAATAGCAACTTCTGGAGCAGACAAATATCCAGAACCAGAACTTGTTAGAATAATTTCGTCAATGGATGCGTTGATTGTAGTAGAAGTTTCTGCTGGTCTTACAAATTCCAGAGAAGCAACTCTAAGAACAAAATCATCGGTTCCATCTACGCCACCAGGAATTTGAGCTCCAGAAACAGTAATAAGGTCGCCCAATGAATATGTACTGCCAACATTAGTTACTACAACAGAAATAATGTCTTGGGTGGAAGCATCGATAGTTATAGTAAATTCAACTCCAAATCCACCAGTAGGAGCAACAGATTTTTGAGTTACACCAGTATGTACTCCTGGGGTAAAGTTGGCAGAACTATTTTGGTTTTGAACCTCAGCAGTTTTAACACCACCATAGTAAGGATCATCAATGAAAATTGTTGGAGCCTGTCTATAATTAGATCCACCATTATTAATAGCGATATTAGCAATAGTTCCGAGTTCTGGACCACTGGGAGGTACAACAGCAGCAACTTGTGCGTGAGTTCCAGATACAGCAGTAACTTCTGCTTGGTTAGGACCACTAAAGACTTTATTTCTCTGTGCGTTGCTAGCATTAAACATTAGGAAGCCACGATTAGTAGCCCCTGTCAGATTGTTTCTGAGTGGTTGGACTCTAAGAGTCGATGTATTAGGATTCCAGGAAATTACCTTACCACGAGCACTATCTCCAGATAGATCCTTCTCCGAAGTAATTACATCACCTTTAGAGAATGTACCAAATACCTTATCTACAGTAAGGTCAACGAAATCTGGAAGACTACAATATACAGAAGGTGGATTGGATGGTTCATATCCAATTCCATTTTCAAGAATGGCAACGTCTTCCAAGAATCCAGAAATGGTTGCTCTGGCAGCAGCACCATTACCAGACCTTGTTACACCAAGGAACTTGGGTAGAGTAGAATAATTTCTACCTCTATCACCAATATTAATAGACGCAATACCGCCGCTAGGATAAATCGAAGTTGTGGAGTAAATTACACCGTTAGATTTCGCATATCCACTATCTGGCTCATTTGGCAATACAAACGAAACTGTATTTTGAGTAACGGAAGTGACTGTATTAGATCCAATGTAAGGATCTTGGATTACGCTAAAATAACTACCACTTAGATTACCGTTGATATCAAAATAGAACAACGTTCCAGGAATATCTTTAATGAGAACTTGGATGCCCAATTGTTGACCCGTTACTGGATCATTTTCTACATCTGTGATATTTTTGTAAGTAAAGACATTAGTGTTTTCCTTATCAAAGGTAAACTCTAGTCTTCTATCTTGATTAGAAACATCAGAAGTATCAAATGTATAAGCATGACCATTGATTAGATTCAAGTTTGGCTCTTGACAGAAAATAACCGCAGTAGTTACGATTGCTTCATTTGGAATCGAAGAACCTGTGGGAATATTAAACTGGAATCTTCTCTGAGTTGTAGCACCAGTTACAACAAAGGTTCCATCATATTCAGATGGTTGGCAACCAGTAACAACAACTTGATCTCCAGCTTTGAGGTTGTGGGAAGCACTAGCTCTTAAAGTATATTCAATTAGTACATTATTTGGAGTAAGGGTAAATCCATTACCATTACCAATGTTCAGATTGTTGGCTGTCAGTTGCTCACCAGCTCTATATCCAGAACCAGCTTTGGTTAGAACAACAGAACTGACTTCTTGATTGCTGTTGACAGTAATCGTAAATTCGGCACCCTCTCCAGAATCTTGACCATTGAACAGTGGGACATTATAGTAAACGCCTTCAGTGTATCCACTGCCAGCAAAAATAACCCAATCCTGATCGATCAGGGAGCCAGTCTTAAGAACGGTTCCAATATCAACACTAAATCCGTTTCCACCGCCACCACCAATCTGTGCGTCATTTATTGTAAGAACATCTCCGTCGAGATATCCTTTCCCTTGATTGGTAATAGTAATCGCAGTAACAGCACCACCACTAACGGTGATATTAGCAATGGCACCAGAACCAGAACCACCACTGAGGCGTCTGCCATTATAAGTGCCGTTTAGATAATTTTCACCACCAGTGATTGTCAGTTCACCTTGCTGGATTCTACCAGGACTGCTTTGGTAATAATCAGTGGCATCAAAGTAACTGAAGTTATATTTGTTATTAATGATTTTGACATCAATGTCTTTATTGATGTAATTGTCAGTAATACTTACATCAATAAATTCATCTGGTTTGATGAAATGTGGTTCCTCTGTGGTAATAGTAGCCGTGATAACATCAGTGTCGTTATTAACAGAGTATACCAACCCGCTAACGGTTTCCCCAGTGATTCTACCAACACGAGCAGAGATTCCACTACCACCAGTGCTAGTTTCGTCAAAGATGAGTCGGTCATTAACTTTATAGTCAAAACCAGCACCTTCAATCAAGTATTGATCAATACCTGAAGAGAAATATCTATTTGTAGCAGAAACATAGAGGGAATCTGTCTTACCGCCTTTGATTGTTGGGAAGTAATCATAGTAACCAATACCAACATCATCAAATACCAAGTATACTGGTTCGGTGCCACCATTAGCAAAGTTCTCCAAAATAATTGGAGTGGTAGCATCTTCCATTGCTAGCAGGAATTCTTCTGGATCGCCAAGATCTTTTCTGCGAACAACAGATTCATCAACTGCGATATATGGAGCCTTATAACGCACAGCATCTTCAGTAAATAGACGCTGAAGACCATTACCAGTCCAGTTGATACTATCTGCTTGAGAGTAGAAGTCTGGACCGATAAAGTAAGGGAATTTGGGGTTACCTGTTGTACCGTCAATCGCACAGAAGTATGCGTATACACCACCAGGATACTCTGGAGTTACACAGAAACGACCGTTGTAGCGATCAAGGTCACCAGACCCTTCAAGATATTCGTAGTCTTCGATGTAAGTGCCCATACGGTCAGTCAGACCCTGTACAAGCGCATCTCTGCTGGTTCTCAGCCTATAGCTGGAAACCATCTGCTTGTATTGGTTAAATGGGTTTTTGTTCTCTCTATCAGCGTATCCATAAGGACCATAGATGGGATGACCATCAAAAGCCCAACCAATGATAGGTGAGTGTCTAGTTGGATTGAGTTCTGAGTTGTTTGCGTCGCTAACGTTATCCTTCAGCAAGAAGCGAAGCTTCTTGGGGTTGTACATATATCCATATTCACCACCATATACCGCAAAGTTAGATCCTCGAATGGAAACTCCATTAGCAGCATCAGCAACTTTATATGGAGACATCTGAGCACTTGTCAGACCGAATTCTTCTGGAGTTGCGGCTTTGTTATAGTTAAGGACAGGCAGTTCTACTTGGAAAGCAGCACCTGTACCAGGATAGACAATATCAACAAATGTCTTACCAGCGGTATATCCAATACCACCATTTGTGACTCTAATAGCAGTAACTTGCTGAGAGTTGGAGTCGATCTCAGCAAACGCCACGGCACCTACACCATCACCAGTAATAATAACGTCAGGAGGACCGTAATAGTTTGTGCCACCATATGTAAGGATGATAGAAACAATTCTTCCATTAACAATGGAAGGATATGCTACAGCACCTGTACCAGAAATTAGAGTGATATTTGGTCTTTCGTCGTAATTGGATCCAGGGTTTGTAATAGTAATACCATCAGATTCCAATCCGCCACGAACAACGGCTTCAGCAGTAGCACCACTTCCACCACCACCACTCAAAGTGACAGTTGGTACACCAGTATAGCCAGAACCCTCAGCAGTGACACTAATAGCAGTAACCACGCCAGAAGTAATAGTGGCAGTAGCAGCTGCTTGTACTGTAGGATTACCACCGCTAACAGAAACAGTAGGAGCAGTGGTATAATTTGAACCACCATTTGTCACGTTAATCGAAAATACTCTACCAGAAACAGATACTGTAGCTTCAGCAGAAACACCTTCAAGTTCCCATAGGCAGGAACCATCTACAGTAAGGCTACCGTCAACAGCAGTGGGTTCAATTCCACGTTCTGCGGATTTACCACTACCAAGGTTTTTGTATCTGTTACCAACGCTATTGCGAACTCTCTGGTTGATGAAATAGTTAGTTCCTGGTTTCCAGAGTGGTTCAAATTCTACAATAGGTGGATTAGTGATATCATAACCATCACCAGGGTTAAGTACGCTAATTTCACTAACACCACCATAAAGACGGAAATCTTCCGACTTATATGAGAAGAATGGTACACCATTTACACCAATACCAATTTGACCCACTGGAGTTGGGGTCTTAGTTGATTTTGTAAGTGTGGTTCTAGGAATACGTTTCAGGTAACGTTGGTTACCAGGATCTAGATCGATACCTTGGGCAAATGGTCCAATTCTATGGCTAGGCAAACCACTAGAAGCGATGATAGCATGGTCATCACTTCTGTAGGTATTTTGGACATCAGCAGGAACATTTTTAACAATGTTGTTGATGCTGGTGTCAGTAGAGCTGGATTTTGCGAATTCTCTAGTAATCAGGAAATCGCTGTCAACACCAGCAATAGGAATGACATTTAAGCGAACTGTAAACTGAGTATCGTTCGCAGTACCAATAACATTGAAAGTTTGGTTATATACGTCTTCTGGAGCATTGAGAACAACAACTGTGTCATCACGACGTAATCCGTGAGGCTTTGAAGTTGTAATCAGAGCTTCTACTCTTCCCTGAGAGTCTGGGGAAGATAATTCAATTTTCTTACCAGTAAGAAGCTTCTTAACGTTGTAAACAAACGAATCCCAGATTGGCTCTAGAGAATCAAAACCAGGAGCGGCAGGAGTAGTGACTTTAGAGTCTTGTACGTAGTATTTGCCACCATTGGTGAGGTTGACACCTCTGGTGCCACCAAATACAGCAATGTCAATTCTACTTTGATCTACATTAGAATATCCGTAAATACCAAACGCCGAAATGACTTCAGAACCAGCTAAGTGTGGACGAGCCTCAGTATCCTGCCTAGCACGGGTTACTCCAAGGAATTGAGTTACAGTTTTGTCGTCATACTCGAAAACTTCATTATTGATACGGAAACTTCCCTTAGTCTCTGGCCAACCGAGTGTAGAGTCAACAGTAACAAATCCCTGGTCGAGATTTGAACTAAGATCTTCGGAAAGAACAGTTTTATATGGTGTGGTGAATTCACCTTTACCATTTTCAGTATCTACATCTAATTCGTAGATTTTACCGTCTTCGGTAAAAACTTCTACAACAGTTTTGACGTAAATGCGGGCATCCCCTACATTTGGGTCATTGGGATCAGCATCTTGGTACAAAACTTCCCCTGTAAGTTCTACGGGGTTACCAGAGATGGCTTTGGCACGAATAATTTCTCTGGTGCTATAGTAAGCATCAGATGGTTTGAAAATTCTATCTTTAGGGTATAGAATTGTGGATTCTACACCAAAAAGAACCCTCATCAGATATTTGAAGGATCTGGAGGTTCCTTTAGCCGCATAGAAGTCTTTCAGTCGTTTTGTGACTGAAGAATCCCTAATACCCTCAGCAAACTTATTGGGGAACGATTCAGAGAACTGAGTTCTGAATCTTTCAAGAATAAACAGCGCAAAGAAGTTATTAAGGTTAATTACCTCAGATTGGAACGCATGTTCTGCTGGTTCGGACTCAGCAAATGTATATTCCTTGATTAGACCGATATTTGTCGTAGCGTGGAATCCACGAACACATCCTCTAAACTGTGTGTTAGTTTTTTCCCTATAATATATAATTTCTTCGTCAATGAGGATCAAACCCTCAGATGGAAAGTCTTTAGTGTTTTGTACGTCAATGATGCCCGCATCAATAGACACCAAGCCTGCGGTTACTGTAGATTCGACAAGATCATTAAGATTGTCGATATTATAGTAGTCATCAAAGTTCCCAATGATGTCCAGGGGATTACCCTTCAGTTCTTGGCTCCTATAGTAATACTTTAGGAACTGAATGAAGTCAGGATAATCTTCTCTGATAAATTGAGGTAAAAATTCCTCAACTCTATCAGATATTCTGTCTTTAACATCAGGTGAGACTGTAGCGTCAATGGGAGAGACTCCAACCGATGTGGAGGGAGTCTGCCAAGACGCTACGCGCCAAGATGACCTTTCAATTGCCATTAGGGTTTAACTATAGCTGGACTCTGGGATAATACCTGTACCTGCGGTATTAGAACCGCTCGCAATCTCATCATCAATTACATTTACCACTAGGTTATCTATACCCAATGTCAAATAGGTTTCTCGGAGTGCTACGAGATCATTTGACTCAGGTACGACCGAAAACTGGAGAATATTTTGATTGCTACCAACAACTTCATCAATGATCAAATCGTTGATAGTAATTTCTCCTCTTTCATAATCAACACTTCCCCAATTGCCCCCAATATACTGGGTAGCGCCATTTTCGGTAATGTAGAAAAGCCTTACAGTACCGAGACCATCATCATTTAGGTAATATGTAAAATTGCCACCATCCACTCTCTTAAAACCATTAGAGGTAAAACTTGGCGACTCCAATTGTGCGTTAATTCTATTACCAAAGCAAATAGTATAGTTAAAACGCTGATTCAGGGATACGGTAACATTTTTTCGCATTCTGATGCGAGTGATGTTTGATGTGACCGACTTTTCAGCATCGTCAATGATTTTCTGTAATTTTGAATACTTAAATTTGCCACCAAACTTGTTAAACTCCTTAGTTTGGTTAAGGGACTCCAGAGTCGTGAAAATGACCTGTTTGAGCTCCTCCTGGGAGCGTCTGGTGACGTTTGGGTTAAAGTATACGAAAGAAGTCAAATCAATATAGACTACAGATGGATCTATAATCTTTGGCTCGACCGCTCCTACAGAATAGTTGCGGATTTTCTTAAGAACTGCCTCTTTTTCGGAAATTGACAGTCTGTCAGCATTTTTGGGTTTAATGGCAATCATAACTTTGCCATATTCGGGAGGATCTGCTTGCTCTCCTCCGAATGCGACAATTGATTGGACATTTGGGTAAATTTGGGGAATAATCGACTCATAATCCTTAGTAGTTACCGCTCTACCGAAACTAGAGTAGAATTTGGGTGCGGCATACTTAATAGAAGTCACAGATTCGGCTTCTGCGCCACCATCGGGAGCAGATTCGAGTGTCAGAGTGATTCCAGACGTGATTGGGTTGTTACCAGAGTCCTTAATAGTTCCAGCAAAGGTAAAGTCGTCTAAACCATTAGCACCAGAACCACTAGAGAGCGAATATGTCGCTTCAATGACATCGCCATTCAAAAGTTTCTCCCCGATGATACCATCACCGAAGATAAGTTCAAATCTTCTGTATTCAGACTCTTCGAGGAAGAAGTTTTTGCTAGAGTTATCAACTGCGGTAATGTCAGTAGCCAAAAGATAGGCGTCAGTAACAGTTCCGCGAGTTACTTCAATCTTTAGAGTAGAAGTATCAGCTTTTTCGTTTCCGAGAATAAATCTTTGGCGCTCAGAAGTGTTTCTGACAAAAGTATCCTTAATGAAGATGCCCTCATAGGCAACAACATCATTAAAAGTCGCAATACCGTTCAGAGTATTGACAGAAACGATCAAATCTTTGGGAATTGAGAAAATATAGTTCGTATTTTCCTCACCAACGAAGCTTGCGAAGATTCCAGCGTTGATTTGGACCGCTTGGGGGTAAGGAAATGGAGTTTGGATCTCAACTTTGAAGGTAGCACGCGCAGATCTGTAACTTCTTGGCGTATAACCGATCAATTTAGCCAATTTTACGACATTTTCGCGCAAAATTGCGCTATCAAGGAAATTTTCGTTGACAATGAGGTTAGAACTGACCGCCGAATAGTAAGTATTGTAGGCGAGAACGTCTAAAAGGACCGAAAGTGACGATCCTTCAAAGTCATAATCCGAAAATTCGTCTTGACCAGCAAGATATGCCTTAAGTTGGGCTTTAATCTCGTTAAATTCTAACGAGTTGACCTGGGTAAGTGCCATTATTTCTTGAGGATGACTGCGATGTTGTCAATAACGTTTGGTAGACCTGTGATGAGATAGTATATCTCTACGTTGAGATCATTTTGGTCCTCAGTGAAATTCACTTGAACGTCATAACATACAACACGAGGTTCATATTCATTGACTAAGGTTTTCACCCTGTCCTCAAATTGGATCTTATTGCCAGATGACCAAAGTTCAAATAGTGGCGAAATTAGGTTTCCACCAAAAGCTGGTAGAAACGGCTTCTCATAGAAGTTGTAACGAACAATGTTCTTTACAGACTCCTTGATAGCCGCTTCATTCTTCAGAGTGTTAACATCGTCCGTAACGGGATTTTTCCGAAAGGAAAGATCAAAATCCTTAAACGAACGGCTAGTGGATGCCATTTGCCACAACTCGACCTACTGTATTTAGCAGGTTTTCTGAAGGGGCACTATTCCCAGCGTTCCACGTAGTCATCAAATCCATTTTTCCCACCACATTGGCGAGAAAGGCGATTTGAGGGTGGCTCGTTGGGTTTTGCCTTGGTTGATTTTAGATATTTATCAGCTGCTGGAGAGGTAATTAGTACCATTCCGCTTTTGATGAAGTCGTCACCGACATCTACAGGTGAGTTAGCCATAAAAAATCCTCCTAAAAGTCTCAGAAGAGAACTTTTTAGGAGGTTGCTATCTCCGTGAGTAGTTATTTAGAACTACTTTCCTTGCCCACGGTACTTTTTCCTTGCTTTGTTACGAGAAGTAGCAGCGTATTTGGTGTTTTTGGAGTTGCCTTGACGAGTGCACTTGGGCTTAGACTCCAATTTTACGTTGCCAGTTAACGAAGGACGCTTTGCCATGGTCGTTTTTTCTGTGTGTTACCCCAAAATCATAGAGCCAAAGCGGGTTTTTGTCAACTCAGTCCCCGATGTAGACTTTTTTAGCGCCTTCGGAGATGCCATGGTTGGCAACTTTGCTCCCACAAGCGATGTCAGAACCCAATCGAGCGCATTTTTTGCCGTTTACAAAGACCGTATTCGATCCAGTAGTGATTTTTCGCTGTGTTGGGGCGTGAGTAGTGCTGTCACAAGTGTGTGCTGACCATTGATCATCCACTCTACCGACGTTTTGACCGCCCGCATAGACGTTTGGAGACCCCGCAGGGAGGGTTGTAGGGGGAAAACAACCGTGTCCAGTACAATATCCGCCAACAACCGATGGTGTAGTGCTAGCCATAGTGATTAATATCGAGTTTGAGTGAGTGCTGTGCCCAATTTATCTCTACCTAAGTCCCAATTATTCTTCAAAGTCTGAGTAACAGTGAAAGTATAGGTCACAGGGACGCCAGAACAGAGGGTAATTACGTCATATGTATAGGTCAACGCCCTGGTGGCACGGAAATCAGGCTTGTATCTGATGAATGTATCCACTGTAGATGGGAAATCATTCTCAAATTGACCACCTGTAGTATATGGATCTGGTTGAACACTGTCTTTGCTGATAGTAAAGATCTCACCACCTTCGCTTTCAGTGCTATCCAACTCAAGTTTTGGTGTGTGAACCTGTTTTCCAGTCTCGTCGTCTCGGTATTCCCATTCCCTTTCGTCAAACAGGGTCTCGTTAAAAGTCCCGATACAACTAATCGTAGGAAGAGTGCTGAGCACTGCTGTGGGTATATACGTCAAACCGCCTACTGGATACCCTGGGCATAGTCCAGGATCGATTCCAGAGGCGACTGAAGGGGTTACAGAAGTCATTTGAACACTGACTAGAATCTCTAATGGAGATGTGTCAGTGGGGCATGGCTCAAGGATAACTGTGATCGTATCCGAAAAGGGGACGCCGATCGTAGCATCGTTAAAATTGTATTTGCTTAGGTACGCCATGCCCTCAGAGTTCGCGGTTTTTACGCGATTTTTTTAATCGTCAGTGAGGTGATCTAAACACATCGGAGATGTTCCTACCTCAATGCTATTTAAGCGTTTTTCATGGTCACAGACAACATCAACGAGTTTTTCATATTCCTCAGAGCCTGGACGGCGCATAAGGAGTGTCATGTCATTCAGACGCTTTTCGAGGGCTTCTACTTGACTCTTCAAAAGAAGAATCATATCTAATTCGCTCATAGTGCTTCACAGGATATACACTGCTCTTGTAGATTGTACACTAACTTGTGATTGTCAGTGACAACATAAAATCCGTCTACGGTTTGATCATCAGAAGAATGGAAGCCATAAGTTCTCACTTTCTCGCATGTACCGTCGATACAAAACTGCTTCGTACCTGCGAGATATGAGTGAAAACGGTCATCCAGGTTAATCATAGTGCTACGGCTCCGTAGAGATTGTTGGGGAGCCCCTCTAAGGTAATTATAGAGGAATGTTCTGGTATGACAACACTTAAGTTACCATTGATACCTTTCTTAACTTTCTTCCAGTAGGCTTCCTTCCTTACCCAGATACCATAAAATTCCTCTGCCGATTTCACCTGCTCCTCTTCTGAAAAATACCTACGGCAAAGTTTTTCAAATTCTCTCGGACGCCCAACTTCAATGTCTACCCCAATCTGCTTGGAACCTACCGCAATCGCGACATAATCGTCACTGTCGGATTTACTCCAATGTACGTGGGCGGGCAAATGGCAATTGAGCTTACCATCTAACCAGTCTGCGATACACAATCGGATTAACTCGGAGTGCGTCACACGGGGGTTATCAAAAAGGTAAACTCGGAATTTTTTCTCGGAAAAAATTTTGAGAATAGGGATCCTATGAAAAAGCATTGGCGTTCGTTCGAGGGGGCGAGAGCAAGACTTTATAGATTAGGCTTGCGGGTCCCTTTTAGCTAGGGGGGGGGCGCCACCAACGGGCGCCTAGTGTGATTCTTCAGAGTGCCCAGCAGGTCTGATTCACCCACTCGCCGTAGCTAATAGGTGCTAGCATGTAGCGGTCCCAGAGGAGGCGCAACTGGTCACGGCGTCGGCACTCGTGGGTGCTGTAGTGTCCAGACTGCCATGCGATCGTGACGCTACGAGTCAGGGGAGACAGGCAGATGGCACGGGTTGCGGTGCTTGCCTTGCTGGTGTCTAGGGTGATCATGCTGTGTTGTGTGTGTGGTTAGTCTACCATGGAGGGGCGACCCCTCAGAGTTCCCAGATCATCTCCTCCATCTCAGCGGCGTCGATGGCGGGGTCATCCCAGCGCACCCCGTCGCCAGTGGTGACCAGATGACGACCGATCTGCCCATCGGTCATGCAGCGCACGAACTTCTCCCAGGCAGTCTCAATGCCTGCCTCTCGGTAGGTCACACACGCCTTAGCGGTGTTGTACAGAAACTCATCGTTTCCGATCCAGAGGGCGGCGTTCCAAGTCTCGTAGTTTGCCCAACCGTTCATGGTCTGTCGTTTGTGTGTTGTGTGTATTGTAGAGCCAGGGTTGCTCCCCTCAGGGGGAGAGTGGACACCTCAGCGATTGACCCCGAACACCAGATCAGCGATGGCGTTAGAGTTGGCATCGGTGCGACACCAGCGGACGGGCTCACCCTTCTGGGGGCACATCCAGATCATGCAGGGCTCACCCGTGATCTGTGCCAGGCGGAAGGCGTGGTGCATGTCGGTTGCCCAGTCGCACCCGTGAGGATCGAAGTTGGTCCAGGAGGCGGGTTGAACTGCGATGGCGTTGGGCATTGTGCTTTGCTTTGTTCCCTTAATTATAAGGGCAGAGGTTGGCGGTTCTGGGGGGCTAGTGGACAGTGCCCCGACTGGTTCACTTCCTGAGTTCGTGCTGTGCTGCCAGGATAATATCAGCAGTCACGACCCGAAGGGGACGGATCGGCTCCCAGGCAACGTACAGGACCAGGGCTGCCACAACGATCTTAAGCATGGTCTGGCGATGGTAGGATGCAGAGCGGGACTTAGTGAGGGCTTTCATGATCAGTCGCGGTCGGAGATGTTCCACACTCCCCAGGTGCCTGCCTCAGGGGCAGGGGTGAGGATCTCGGTGCCTGCAGCAACGTCTGCTTTAGCAGCGGCAGAGCGTGCCATCATGGCGTTGTGCTGACGGGTGTAGTCAGCGAGGATGGCGTTGAGGTCGGGTGTTTTGTTCATGTCCTTAGTATAGGGTCTCAGGGGGTGCTGTGGGGGTTTGGTGGACAGTGCCTAGACTGTCTCAAACATCTCCTCGTAGAGGTCGCCCATCTGAGAGTCTTTGTACTGCTGACGAACTGCCATGATCTCCAGCTCTACCCATGCGACCTCAGCCCGTGCTTTGAGCAGGCGCTCCCTGAGATCGTAGAGTTTCTGGTTTCGTTCTGTGATTGTCATGTGTTCAGTCTACAGGGTCAGGGGTGAGGATCTAGGGGTGCTGTGGACACCTAGCAGACCGTCTCCAGCTTGGCATAGAACTTTAGGAAGTTCTTGGTGACCCCAGGGGAGAACTCATGCGAGCCGCCGCTGCCATGGATAGGAAGGGGGAACGACCCTGCTAGGTTGGGGTGTGAGATCTTATCATGACCAGAGCGACCCCTGCGGATCTCAATGCCTGGGATCTTGGCAAGCATCTTGCGAGCCTGCTTCATCTTGAGTTGTTTCATGGTGTCATTCTATAGGAAAGGGGGCACCTAAGCGCCCCCATGTCACACTCTGTAATGTCTCAGGCGAGACGCATCGATGAGAAAAATGGGATCGTGTCCATCCCGTTGCCAGTGTTGATGCGAACGAACCAATCGAAGTTCTTCTGAAACACGCCCTCCCCAGGCATCCCGTGGGCGTCTAGAATGGCGTTTAGGCGACTCTTGGTAGTGTTAGACTGCCAACCCCCATCAAAGAGGCGAACGAAGTTGTCACCCACCTCAGCGATCAGATTACCATGGAGGCGGACGATAGCCACACCGTCACAGTGGGCAACGGAGGTGTTGCCAGACTGCCAGTCCCGATTGTCGGAGATGGCGGTGTTCATCTGCTGTTCGATCTTACGCATGGTGTCGTGTCGTTTGAACTGAGGTCATTATAAGCACCCCTCGGAGGGGTTAGGGTGCCACTGTGGACACCCTGTCAGGCGTCACACCAGGAAGGTGGTGGGGTCGCCGTAGTCGCCTACGATGTTACCGAAGGCGTCTCGGATCTCAGCGTAACCAAACTCCTCGGACAGGTCCAGGCAGAGCAGCATGGCACGATCCAGGTCGGTCGTGGTCTCGTTCTCCTCAGGAGCAGAGGGGCAGATGATCTCGTAGGTGTTGTTCATGCAGTCATTATAGGCACACGCGAGGGGCAATCCAGGGTCAGAGTGGACAGTTCAAAGAAGTGGCACAGACCCGCTTGCGAATGTCCCCCATGGTGTGGCTCAATAGTTTGTGTCACCGAGAGAGGCAACGATTACTATCAACAACTCACTGAGAGTTTGAGTAATCGTCACCCACAAACACTTGGTAACACAAACCCTCCATCAGGTAGTAGTCAGCAACCTTCTGAAACTCAGGGTGATCATTGATTAGATCAGTGTCCAACAGATACTGAACATAATCCACCTGATCAGTAGGTGTAGCGAACTCAGTCTGTGTAGTAATCATCGGAGGCGTCATCGTAGTTGTTGATGTCTTTGGTGTAGTTCTTGATCCTCTTAGCGTTAGCAATCTTATCAAGATAGCCGCTACTCTCAAGGTCAAGATACTCAGCATACTCTCTCTTCTTCTTACTGAAAGAGGAGTTACGATTACTACCTCTATTGTTCCAGGTTTTAGCCATTTGTGATACTTTTGTCTTAACTCAAAGGTTTCACTAATAGTTATACTTTCTGTGAAAGACTACCATCTTTCACCAAACCATTGAAATACTTACCAAGAGACAAATGCTGCTCTTTTGTATACTTTTCGAGGGTTTCTACCAATTCCTTCAAATCACCTGAGAAAGTATAATCATACACTTTCTCTTGACTTGCGAAGGTTACACTAACTTTCTCAGAGTCCACCGAAATAGTGTCAATAGCTGTGCTGTACTCTTTTACATCAAAAGTGACAGGACTCACAGTTGTGGCGGCTTTCGGTGCTGCTGCTTTTTTCTTGCGTGGTGCCAAGGTTTGATCCCTTTCGATTACTTTGTAATTATACAGCCGATTCGGAAGGTTTCGGAGGGGTCTGGGACAGTTCTCAAAGTGTACTCCGAGTGGTTGACTTTCGATAGGTTGCGTGCTAAGACCCACAAGCACCTAGACAATCTCATACGTTTCCGTGAACAAGCTCACACAAACCCATTTTTTAATACATTTTTTTCCACAGGTTTTTCCACAACGTTTTCCACAGAATACACGGAGTTTTCCACAAGTATGTTAGATTAACTGTTGTTTCAGTACATCTATCACCACGGAGTAACGCGGAGCCTGTCCCTCATTGTACACTCTATGTTTCTTCTTTGCTCTAAAGATCATATACTCTGACTCCATGAAATACTTTCTTACTACTCTCTTCTCTGTCTCTTGTACTTCTAGGAATGTACCATTGTCAGTAGAGATATTGTAGAAAGATCTGAATTGGATTACTCCTTCACATGGGTCATCATCATAGTGCCAATCTAGTCCATAGCCAGGATCAAGTACAGTAATACCAGCATATGTGGTATGACCAATGAACTCAATCATCTTGGTTAGTTTAGGCATCAGTTTAGCATTACGTTTGTAGTGCTGACTGTTGTATAGTAGGGGAGCAATACACCAACTAGGATTAGTTGTCCTTTGTGGTGCTTCCATATACTCCTTCTCTAGTATAGGAAAGCCTTTACCTTCTTTAGAGATGTAGTTCTCTTGATAGGAGGCAAAGTCTCTAAACTCTAGTTGTGGTAGTGCTTTATCAAACTCTTCTCTGATCTGATCATTGAATCGTTTGAGTACGAGTAATCGTGGCTCTACTTTACTTGGATTCAGGAATGAGGAGTTTGTTTGTTGTTCCATACTGGGAATAGAGTTTAGCATCATTTAGAGCTTGTTGATCGCTCTTGAATGGTCCATAGTTGTATGGTGTATCTTGATAGGACCAATACACACCTTTACGCTTTTGCTTGAGATCAATGATGATTTCTTGGTTATTAACTTGGAATTGGTGCTTCATTGAATAGAGGGATGAGTTCAGTGTGTGTTACTTTTGGATCGTGGGCTTTGATATTACTTTCGTAGTGAATCGCATCTTCGATACACAGAAATGGTACTTGGACTATAGAGACCTGTTTCCTCTTCTGTCTCGTCAAAATAACGGCATACCTCATCATACAATGTGTGATTATTTACATGTGGATTGGATGTCATTCCAGTGCTCCGTGAAGACAACAAGATTGGTGTCACGGTCTTTGGTCTCTCCATAACGAGTGGTGATAGTAACATAACGTTCACAGACAAAGTTGATTACACCGTTCAGTCCATTGTAGGATACAGGATCGCCTTTGTCAAATGGACTATACTTCTCGGGTGTCATTGTTGAGTGCCTCTTTGAGTGCTTCGGCTACATTCTCCTTGAAGGAACGATAAGGGATGAACAAATCATCATCCTCTGTCTTATAGTCCTGATGCGTCTCTTTGAACTTACGATCCACATCATACAGCATATTCTGTACAATGTCATTGATCACTTCAATACTCTTTGGTGTGATGGAGTGCCATTCATAGCCAGGGAACATATCATCCTTGACTCGATCTAGCAGTGCTTTCTTACAATGCCATTGATGATCAAAGATCTGGGTAAATGCTTCCCAGTCATGGTTAGATTTGAAATGTGGGATAGTCATTGGGGTGTCTCAGTACCAAAGTTCTTTTCATAATGAGCGTTCATCTTAGCCCATTGAGCATCACGCTCTTTCCACTCCTGGTATTTCTTGTCCAGGTCCTCATTCATCGTTAGATCATACTCACCACAGAGCTTACGCTGTTCATCTTCACTGACACAATCATTGAACACCAATGACATAGCACCACTGCGAATAGATTTGGGGTCCATGCCTACACATAGCATGAACTTCTCAAATAACTTGAAATACTGCTTACAGTTGAGATCTGATGCTGGTGCTGTGATCAGGTAATGCTCTTCAGGAATATAATCATCAGCATCCCATCCATAGGAGGGAGTGAACGTAGCATCAAACTTGAATTGTACTTCTGCTTCGTAGGTCATGATGCTTTCTTGATGGTGATTGTGTTGTCATCATTGACAATCCATTCTAGAATGTCACCTTCGTACCAGCCAAGTGTGTCAAGAATCTCATCAGATAGTGGGATCATACAATCATCACCATCTTCTTCTATTGTTGTTGAATACATCATGTCCATGCTTTCATGAATTGATCAAGTGTGAAGATGTCGTCAGTCTGTGCCTCTTCGACTAGCTCATCATAAGATAGATCTTTGATGCTGTCAAGATATTCTTCAGGTGTAGGATCTTGCTCTGGATCAAAGTCATCATGGCACAGATGCTCATACTCTCTGACCAGAGCATTGATTAACTGCTCTTTAGTGTAGCTCATCGCTTGTACAGGTAACCACCTGCCCAGTCACAACGCTCAAACATCTCTTCACGAGAAGGAATAGAGAGCACATTGTAACGCTCACCCTTAGCAGGAGCTTTTACACTCGCAGGCTTATACACAGAACCAGTCTTCATGTCAATAAAAGCATGGATACTATCACGCTTACCATTGATAGTCATGTGGATCTTGTGATACTTACGCCCCTCAGAGTTCAACTCATAACCATAACCATCAGGAGCATCTTGAGTGAGAGCATCACACAGCATCAGCCCATACTTGACAATGTTGAGATAGATCGTGTTCCGCGCATCAGCAGTGGCGCAGAACTCAGCGAAGGTAGCGGTGCTCATGTCGTTGTCTGAACTGATGTCAGTATAGGGTGAACTGGTGGGGTTTGGGAGACTGATCATGACAGTTATTGAACTGGCTCAGATCGCAGAATCTTCGACCAGATCAGGATAGTATTCTTCCACCTCAGCAATCAACTCATCAACAGTCAGCGAATCAAAGTTCTGATCCAGCATGTCAGCCACAACATTCATGAGAGTCTTAGTGTCCATGTCATCCACAATACGCTCAATGTATGCTTGCTGGAGAGCGTCACGATCGATGATAGGCATGGCGTGGGTGTTGTTCATGTCCTTATTATAGGGGATCGAAGAGGTCGTGGAGGTCATTGGGGTCAGTTCCAGGATCGTCACAGTCATCGAACATGGTAATGTTGCTCACTGGTACCTCATGCTCACCAGCAATGCGATACCAATGCTCACCATCTCTTAGTCCAAGATACTCTAACTCATCAGGAGGAAAAGTATTCTCACGCATCGCTGCTTGGATGCGATAGTGAATCAAATCACTCGGCTTCATTGTTCCAGAAATCCTCCCAATCCTCAGGAGAGTCAGTTACATCTTCAATGTTGGGGCTCAGAGTGAATGATGGGTCAATCATCTGACAGTTCTCTTCAAACTCTTCGGGTGTCATGATGCTAAAACGTGCCTGTAATCAATGGACTTGATACACCAACCTGAGGCAGATGTGATCTCTTCTACTAAATCATCGCCATCCTCTGCCTCCCAGAATGTGCCGATGTAATCGTCATACAAATGCTGCTCATCTTGAGGAGTTAATTCTTCATCAGCAGAATCACAGTCAAGATCAAACTCAATAGCAGTGACTTGGTACATCATCAGCAGTACACGGGGGAGTAATCAGGACCACAGTAGGCTTCAGTGTTGAAGTCAATCACCTCAGCACCGTTAGCAATCAGGTTGCGGATAGAATACAGAGCGTCAGTCTTAACAACGGTGGAGAATGACATCATCTCACTCTCAGCACCAGGATGCCAGATCACACGCTTAACAAAACGCTTGCCACCAGCACAAGGGAAGAAGTCGGTCTGGGTGGCGGAGGTCAGGAGTCGCATGGGTCGTTTGCTGATGTAGTAATTATAGGGTGGCTGGTGACCACTCAGAAGGAACCTTGTGCCACTTGCTCTAGAGGCACACGCTTGACCTCCAGACGCTTCCAGCCACGGATCTCTCTGATACCATTGACCACCTGATTCACCACGTTGTTATGCTGACGGTCCAGACCACGAACACTCTTAGTAGCAGGGCGAGTGATGTAGAAGATGCTGGTGCTGTTGTCGCTGTTGTCGATGGAGACTTCGTAAGCGTTCATCAGGTGACTCAGTTGAAGTTGATGTAGGTATTATCGGGGAGCAGTCCCATCTCTTCACATCGGCACTCGTAAGCAATACGCTTGAGCATCTCAATGTCCATCTCTTCAATGGACTTAAGGATGGTGCGACGCAACTGGAGATCGATGGTGTCGTCGGAGATCATGGGCATCGGTTGTTCCCTTGACTACCTTAGTAGTATAGGCTCACCAGTAGGGCAAAAGGTCGCGTGGTAGTCCAGCTCTCCGACTGTCCACCTGCTTTTCCCACGCCAATGGGGTATTGTCCTGATCAACCGTCATATTGAACGACAGCACAGCCCTAGGAGTGTCGCTCTCGTTTGGCTGTGTGTAATGATGGAGGAAACTTGGAAATAGAATAAGATCGCCTTCTTTGACCTCTGGCACATACGTCAGCTGCTCACCTGTGACAAAATGGTCAAACGGACTGACAAATATGGTGGGTGTGTGTACATTAGGATCATAATCTAGGTACAATACCGCACTCCAACCACCATGTCCGTGATTGTGTACTGGATGATGGTTGTTCTTGTATGCTCTCTCGAACCATGAGCGCACAATGAATGGCTCACACCTGAAATCATGCGCGAATTGATCTAACTCATCCCTCAATGTACCAGTGATGGAGCTCAACAATAACTTTTCTGAGCTTTTGTCCGCGTAGTCCGACCATACCCTCTCGCTGCCCATCGTGAGCTGCCTAGATTCCAAAGTGTCAATTAGGAACCGCTTCTTGCGGTCCCAATCACTCAAACTGTACCTCACCAGAGGTATAGAGAACATCGTTTCAATCACTCGTGAGACCCTCCTAGAATCGCCTGTAAGGGGTCATACCCATGCGTGGGCAGGGTTACCCTTAGTAAAGATACAATCTACCACACGCTGTAGACGTGAGGCAATCTGTGCGCCATGGTTGCTGTAGACAGGGACAGTAACAAAACCAGTGCCCTTCTTATAGTTAGCCCAGTTACCTGGCTTGAGCGCACCACTAGAGATTGCTTGCGCGTCGTCGCGGTGAAGACGAATCACGCGACCGATAGTCTGCGCCATCTCAATGATTGGCAACTGGCGAAGGAGAATAACGTGCGTCAAACCAGGCACGTTGATACCTTCAGACAGAATAGAATAGTGGAAGAGGACAAACTTCTTGTCCTCATCGAGTCCCCAAGCGTGAAGAGTGTCAAAGAATTGGTCACGAGTGACCTTCTGACCGTCAATGATTGCGCCATGCTTGGATGTAATCATCATCCAAGAGTAACCACGCTCGATCAACTCTTGCTTGAGACCAGTCTGAACAAACATGTTCATGATATTCCGCGCAGAGGGAGCAGCAACCAGAACTTTGGTGGCTTGCTCATCACTGAGAGTGTCAATGATGCCAGTCACAGTGTCAGCATCGACAAAAGCAATAGTCTCTTTGGTACGAACTGCCTCAGTCTTGTGAGTGATAATGGTGGGAGCAACAATGCTGCCGCACTCCATCAGCTCCTGAGCAGGAACAGTGATCAGATTGTTACCATAGATCTGAGCATTGTTCATGCCACGCTTGCCATTGCGAGCAAACTTAGGAGTAGCAGTGAAGAAATATGCGTTGTCAGCGTCAACAGATGCCAGAGCAACAACAGGGAAGAAGTTACGCTGTACGCTATTGTGTGCCTCGTCGCAATACAGAGTGTTGATCTTGACACCAGCATCAACAATCTTGTTCAGAGAGTTGTAGGTGGTGAATAGAATAGCGTGCTCATTGGCTTTGCGGCACATGTCAACGAACAAACCGATCTTGTCGCTGTTAGTAGAGCGGAAGTGAGGAGTCTCACCACTGTGAACGTGACCGATGATCACGTTGTCAATCAGCTCTTTGAACTCATCACAGAGCTGAAGCGCGAGCATGATGCGAGGCGCCACAACGACAGTCAGAGTGGGCTCAGATGCCTCAGAGAGGCGGTTGAGCAGGTCTCTGATGATACAGAGGGTCTTGCCGCCGCCAGTGGGGATGTAGACAGTGCCACGGTCCCAAGCAGCGAGGGCGTCAACCGTGCGTTGCTGGTGGGGGCGAAGGGTGTACATCGTGTCTTGCGTTGATGGAATCAGTATAAACTAAAAAACCCCGCCGAAGCGGGGTCAGTGGACAGTTCAGGTCAGTGTCACACGGACACGATGTCCTCTTCAACCCCGATCACCTGAGGCAGGAACCCCTTGAGATCGAACAACTTGAAGGAGGATCCTTGCTCAAGACGGGCAGTAACGATAGCATCGATGATACCATTGAAATGATCCATCTTCTGAGCAATCTCACGCCGCATGTCTTCGGCTTCCTCAGCAGGAACATCTTGAAGGAATGACACTAGATCAGGAACCTCACCAGTAGCATAGAACTTCTCCATGATCTCAACGATAGTACGATAGATGTAAGTACGATCGCCAGAACCATTCAGCACCACAAGATTCCTGACTCCGCGTCCTTGCTCATTCAGCATAGTTACTGCTTTCTTACGAGCAGAACGAGTGCTGAAACTCTCCATGGTGAGAGAACTCATCTTCTTGGCGATACACTCTTCAGCGAGAGTAGCGACCTTCTTCTGAGTGAAGGAGTGATCAATGGTGTTGATGAAGTCCACAATCTGACCAACAGTGGGCATGTTGTGGGGGTCATCTTCACACATCTCGTCGATACGAGAGGCGATCACTTTCTGCCAGTCAGTGACAGTGGCTGCCTTAAAAGCGTTCCAGTGATTGTTCTTACCAAGACCAATCTCTCGTGCTACATCTTCACGGGTGAACCCAGCGCGAACCTGAACCACGTTAAAGATCCAGCAAGAATAACCCTCTTGCTCGATGGCATCGAAGCGAGTATAGCCATCGATCAACTGACCGTCTTCAAAGATATAAGGAATGTCCTCATCAACTTTATACCCAAAGACGCGAAGGGCATTGCGGATGCGCTTCAGATTCTCCTGGTCAGTACCAGTTGCGCGGAAGATGTTGTAGGTCTGACCCTGATCGTTCTCAGTAATGATGCTGCTGAGTGTACGAGACTCACGACGCACAATAGTATAGCTGCGACCGTTAATCATCGGATACTGGCAGTCATTAACAGACGGACCAGAGATCATAGAGATCTTGATGAAGTTTGCTTTGTTGTTCATGATAATCTAGCAGATTTGCTTTGGTGTTGCTGGTGGCAGACTTGCCTGAGCAACTTGACTACTTTACCTGATGTCAGGCAGGGATGTCAAGCCCCATTTCGTGAATTGCCAATTTAGTAATCCACTTTTCGTCCCTGTGTGCTTCTACTTCCCATGGCTCATCGTCATAGGATGTATCTTCAGGGACAATACGAGAGAACCAATAGTTCTTATCGTATTTGGTGACATGCTCTCTCTTCACACGCTGCTTAACATGAATCAACTCATGAATAAGCGTGGTGAGATAGTCGTAAGGATTGAGATTAGCATGAAGCTCAATCTCAAACTCACGCGGACGTGAGCATGAATCTATGATGCCACATGTTCCGAAGTTACCTTCACGCAACATGCCACGAGTTACTACATCAATGGCAAGGTCATGCTTCCCAATAAACCTGGGGCAGAACCAATCGATAACAGCGCGGGTGAGTCTGCGCCGCTGATTATAGCCTGAAAAACTGATGGCAACTGACATAGATTGTGGAGAGTCCAGACTCCGCTAATGACAAAAAGTAATTTCATGAGAGGCGGTAGAGATAGTCCTCCAACTTCTTGACAATCTCTTTGTATTCTACACCGAGGTGACGCTCTTCGTTGTTCTGGTCACGAATGTTCATCAACTGAAGGGCAGAGATGATTGCTTGGAGCTCGGTCTTTGTGAGATTCATGCGCTTGCCTCAACAGAAATACTATACACCAGGGAGTGTGGCAACCATGACCACATCGTCCACTTTTACATCCGCACACCGCTGCTCAGCGATGGCAGCATAGTTGGGATCCATCTCGATCCCATAAAAGTCGCGCTCTACATTTAACGCCGCGACACCAGTGCTTCCCGAACCACAGAAAGGATCAAGAACAACACTACCAGCAGGAGAATAGACACGGATAAGATACTCCATGAGAGAAACTGGCTTGACCGTGGGGTGATTGTTGTCCTCACCTTTCTCTTTACGAGTAGCGCGAGGAGCATAGAAATACTTCTGATGCTCTATCATCACCTCACCGATGATATTGGAAGGATAACGACCGTCAGGATTAGCATCCACAGTCCCATACTCAGCACCAGAGCCTTTAGTGTTACCATCTTTCCCAAACGTACGACGCTTAGCACCACCCTTGACCCAACCTTTCGGGGGAAGCTTATCCCAAGGGATACGAGTGGTTTCAGTGTCAATCATACCACATCCCCACTTTTCCATACAGGCTTTAATACTGCCTGTGTAGGGCTTTTGTGCTACAACAATAGGCTCATGCGCTGGCTTGAGTCTATTAGGCTTGGGCATCTTTGTGGTGGTCATCCACATAATCTGGTCTTTGATGTTGAAACCAGCGTCCTCAACATTACATGCGAGGCGATGATACAACTCAGGAGAACAGAAAGCAAGACAGAACGCACCAGGGCGAAGGACACGAAATACTTCACGCCAGATGTCTACACTGGGAACAGAATGATCCCAGTGTTCCATACCCATACCGTACGGAGGATCAGTGATACATGACTGGAAAGAATTGTCATCGAAAGAGGTGAGGACCTCTTGGCAATCACCAGTTATGATTGAGAACATTAGATTCGCAGCGGTTACGGTCAGCGTGGGTGAAATAGTCAGTCTTGTCTTTACCACCAGACTGAGTGTACATGTTACGAACGTAGAAGTCAAATCCACGCTCATCTTTCCACTCTTCGTCCATCTGATAGGTCTTCAGGACAGCGCGAAGATCTTCCACGAGATTAGAATACATCTCACGCTTGGCTTGACTGACTACATCATCAGCAAAAAATACTGTGGTCTCGTTGTACTTCTTGCTGCTGAAGATATAAACAGATCCTTCATGAGGCAATCCACCATTGTAGGTAGGAAATGCTTGCTGAGAAGACTTACACTCTAGATCTAGAGTGCTTCCGTTCTCAAGATCGACACGAAAATCAGGGAAGTTCTGACTACCATTAGGCTGCCATTCATACTTGATGTTGTGCTTATCAAGCAGATCTTTTACCTGAAGCTCGTGAAGTGGATTGTCTTGGCTATTGGTCTTGAAAGGGAGGGAGAGAACTTCTTGGAAGAACGCCCGCACTTTGGGGTTGTGCGTTGTCATTCGTCTTTTCGTGTTGACTTAAGTAGTATAGGGGATTGGACCACCTCAGGGGAGAATGGTGGACAGCCTTCTGACTGTCACTCTTCTTCGTCATCGTCAAAGTCCCACTCGGGCTCATCATCATCATCGGTCCACCATAATCTATAGTTTTCCTCGTCTTCTTCATCCCATTTATCTAAATGCCACTGAATGACGTGAAGTCCTTGAGCAGAACAAGCATGAATTGTGGAGTCTCCATCATTCATACACAGCACATGTCTCAACCAATCAGTAAGCTCATGCTCACTGTCATACTCATCCAAAATAGAATACAACTCTTCCAGTTGTTCCCTCTCTAGGTGCTTGGCGCGAATCATTTCGGTCTACGCTCCATAAAAGTAATGCGGTCAGTTTCCCACATCTCAAAGTATTCGTGCATCGTACGATAGAAATCTACGTCTGCCAGCCAGTATTCTACCACATATCCAGGTTTTAGCAACCTCAATGTATCTGGTTTTGTGACACGAAATGGTGTGCCAGGTCCTATTTCTTTATCGCCATACCTCATATATTGTGTGGCGATGATCACATCGATCTTATCAGACTGTGGGTTTAGTTCTATCTTACTGTCAACCTTGTGTACCTTGCGGTCATAATATCCAAGTGTAGTATCACTAGGATCAGGACCGACACACATACATTCCCCACCATCAGTTAGACAGGTCAATCGTGTCATGCCTTCCATCTTAAAACTAAGATGTGTGCCTGGTTTATATACCAAAGCATGAGGAATCCCTGCCGTTTCCGACATCCAAATACCCTTAGTGAACACCAAACATCTATTGTGTAGATAGAATTGATGTAAGTATTGATTTACTGGTCTTTCTGGCTCATCACCTGTGAGCCCACGAATGTCTAGACCATATTTAATTACTTCAGGTGGAATCTTGATTACTTCATTCTCAGGATCATCACCAATAAACTTAAAACCTTTAGGACACTGACTATAGAATAGTGTTGTTAGTTTGTGCCCAAAGTCACGAATCACGAGTCCAGGTTCAATCATAAAGTAGATCTATCAACGATTTTAATTAGTCCGTCTTCATATTGTTGGAACCAATCTCTACACAATGCGAGGGTATTGACTGGGTTTGTAGTAAACTCAAGAATCCAGGTTGGCTCATTCACCGTGAGGATTTGTTCGCGTTCGACTGTACATTTGAAAGCGAAATGCTTTTTCATCAGAGTTCCCTGAATGAAACAATCACTACTGGGAATAATAATCGAACCTAGAGTTTTTGGTTTGAATGTACCGTCTGCTTCGTATTTGTGTACGATTCTCTCATATTGTGTATAATCATCAGGACCAGCACAAAAACTAGATCCGCCCTTTTCTTGAGAAATTAGACGAGTTACCCCAGGAAGTTTAATGTGAGTACAAGCACCTTTCTTATAGATGATGCTGTAGAACGGTACGTTAATACTATCAGATCTCCACTCAGATGTAAAGAACACTGTCCTGTGATGGACAGTCATTCTGTGGTTATCATAATAATACTTTCTCATAATCTCTTCATCCTGAGCTACCTTACCATCAGGATTCTTCTCAATCCAGTCAGTTAGTACATCAAAATCTGGCTGGATTTGTGTGATGTCAGGATCGTGACCAAAAATCTTTTTATGAAGTCGAGCGTTCTCACAACTCAGCACAGAAAATCCATGCTGTTCAATTACCTTACCAAATCCATACTGGGCAATTTGGTAACTCTGGGTTTCTGAAAGATCGTACATTACTCTGCGGCATCCATCTCAGCAAGTTGTTGCTGAAGTTGTTCAAATTGGAAATCAAAATCATCTTCATGGAAGATGGTAGTAATCTGCGTTTGTGTCAAGAGTGGGTCAAAATGATTGGCTTGAAGTTTATGCATCTCGCACTGGTGTACTTCAAGTTCACTAGCAGTTACTGTCTGCTCCTGACCTCTGATAGCATTAAAGTTATTCAGAGTCTGAGTTACATCTCTTTCTTGCTCTTTTAATTGTCCAACATAGTTGAAGACATCATTGGCAAGTTGAAGGCGAAGAGGCTCACTATCATTATAGGTACGAGCATCTACCTCCATAGCATAGCTTTCTTCGTTGAGTTCGTCACACTTGACAGTGACATAAACTCTACCTGTTTCGCTGTCAACGCGATCGATAGTGTACTTTACACAGTCAGCGCTATAAACTTTGAACTGTGCTTCTTGTTTAATCTCTGATTGTGCCATTAATTTACAGTCCTACCTCTACGGTCTCCAGTTGTAATCCACGAATATATGTAGCTGTTACCATCAACATAATATCCAGAGTCTCCATTGGTTCCACGGTTTCCTCCAGATCCTGCGGCTCCTGGGTCACCACCACGGGCGCCACCGTTGGATCCACATCCTGATCCACCGCCACCATTTCCACCTGAGTTGTAGCTACCAGCAGCAGCACGGTTACCAGCATTTCCAGCAGGAATACCGCCACCGCCACCACCACCGCCACCTTGGGCAGAGTTGTAGTTATTGCCTGAACCTTGACGATAACAGTTCTTACCGCAGTTGTAATTATAGTAGTAAGTGCCAACGCACTGACCATTATTACCACCACGACCGCCACCGCCGCCGCCCCAGACTTGACCGTTGTTCTCTACCCATACACCTGTGCGAGTGTATAGAGCAGTGCCACCAGTCTGACCAGAACCACCTACACTGCCACCATTACCACCTTTACCAGCAATTCTAGCACCAGAATTAACTCTGATGTAGACAGCCGATCCAGCTGGAAATGCTCCAATGTAGATACCAGGATCACCACCAGCATTACCGTTGACTGTAATCAGTCCACGGATTCTGTCACCACTATTATAGGTTCTACCCAGTGTTGGTGAGGAATAGTTGCTAGTTGTGAGCCAATCACCTAGGTTAAATGTGCTTGTTCTAGTACCAGTGCCTGTACTTACAGTAAAAGTAAATACATTTTCCTGATCAAAAAACGTTCGCCAAGCATTACCAGATTTCACATATGCTTGCTTGACAGTTCTCCAAGAACCACCAGAGCGCACAGACAACTTATCAACGTAACGCCAAGAACCACCGTCCTTGACGTTAGCATGGAATCCTCTACTTAAGTATGCGGCAGCAGCCGCATCATATGGAATCGACATGATTTAATTCAACCTATTAGTATCTATACCAGACATCACCATTGCTACCGCCAGATGGTGCGGAAGTGGAGATAGTTCTGTTACCATAAGCATTAGAACCAGATCCAATGGTGAGTGTAAGAGCACCAGTGCTAGAATTGAGACTGATGCTGGAGCCAGAGTTGCTGACAGCAAGTGATCTGACACCAGAGTTAGCAATAGTGATACTATTAGCAGCGTTGGTAATAGTAATACCACTACCCTGTGTTAGTGTTGCTTTAGCAAATCCAGAGGAAGAACCAATAAGCAGTTGACCATTGGACAGGGATGATGTATTGATGCCAGTACCACCATAGGCACGATTGATAATCGTTGCTGCCCATGTACCAGTTCCGATTGTACCAACTGTAGCCAGAGAAGAGGCAGAAGTCAGGTTGCTCAGTGTGTCAATGGCAGCCTCAATCGTTGCCTCAGTTGTAGCATCCAGAGCATCAATTCTCTGAAGTGTGGTAGTACCACTGCCATTATCAGACAGAACCTGCTGACCACCAACCTTAATTTGGTTGCCCTTGACATCAAGATCACCGTCGATATTGACGTTGTTTCTGATAGTTGTGGTACCAGTTGTAGCGCCAATAGTGATAGCAGTACCAGCACCAGCAAAATTAACTGTGGTTGCGGTAGTATTAAGAACGTTCGATGTAGTCGAACCAGTAGTGATAGATCCTGTAACTGTCAGGTTACCACTCATCGTGGTGTTGCCAGTAACAGCAAGTGTACCGCCAAGAGTTGTAGCACCAGTACCAACTTTAAGAGTACCTGTGCTCTGAATATCAACACCCAGACCATTCAAGAACTGGAGATCACCAGCAGCATCACTATTACCTGAGCCACCAGTAATCTTGAGGTTACCAGTATCACTCAGACCAAACTTAGTCCAGTGACCACCAGTCCAATACCAACCCTGATACTCACCACGGGTAGGAAGTTCGAGCAGTTTCCAGTCACCATCATTAGCAGATGATACACCTGGCTGAGTAGAGATAACGTCAATGTTCTTAGAAGATTCACCAGTAATACCGATCGTAATGTCAGCAGCGGTGAGTTTATTGTTGATCAGAGTTTCATTCTGAACAAGCAACTTACCCTTGAACTCAGTAGTAAGAGTGTTAGATTCAACTGTAATCTTATCCCTGACGATGATTTCATCGAATGTAGGACGGAGGTTAGCAGTTTCACCAACAACACTCAGAACTGGTGTATCAAGTGATTCTTCTTCACCAGTAACCGAACTAATCTTGGTGTTACCAATGAACAGGTCACCGTTAGAGTTCAGACCAGAGTAGAAAGCGATACCACCTTCTTCTTTCTGTGACTGAGCCAGGAGAACTTCTTCTTCAGTAAGAACTCTATTCTGTACAGAAGGAAGACCAGTAGAATAGTTACCAGGACCGAAACCAACATATTCAAATGTATGGTTACCAGATCTAAGGATCGATGGTCTTCTAAGTTCAAGATTAGTACCACCTGAAGCGTTCAGGGGGATCATTCTCAGTGTCAGATCCAGTTCTTCAGCATCACCATCTCTGGCTTCCAGAGTGATGTAGTTTGCTGTGGCAGGATCAGCAGAAGTAAAGTTAGTGTAGTTGTTCTTACTTTCAAGAATCCAACGACCCATCACCTCTTTAGTGATAGATCTAGATGGGTCGGCATTGCCAGCACCATCAGTTGTGGTGACCAAACCGATAACAACGTTAGAGGCAGAAGATACAGCAGAGAGGGGATCTTCTGTTGGATTATCCTTATCCAGTGTAGGATAGAGGTTGTTAATGTTCTGAGAGAACGAGAATCCAGACAGGTTCAAATCACTTGGAGTGATTCTACCATCCAATACTGTCAGATAGTAGATACCATTCTGAGCGCCTGCTTTGAGTTCTTGTACTCTTTCAATGTCGTAGATGTAATATACACCAGTGTACCCTTGTCCAGATGGTACGTTTCTTTGTTGAAGAATGTAGCCATTGATAGGATCTCTAGACAGAACCGAAGAGTCAACAACATAACGCAGACGATATGTTCTATCTCTAGAAGATCTGTTATCAGCAATACGCTTCATGAATGAAGCGCCAGTGAACAGAGAGTTGGTGTAGAAAGTATCTTGTCCCAGGTGATAATGGACACCAGTTGAACTATTGCCAGAGGTGGCAGCAGTAACTCTAATATACCATGTACTCAGTTCACTGTCAAACTGAAGGGGATGTTCTGGATCTCCAGGTACAAAAGCCTGGGTAGTAATGCTAGTAAAGTCGTCAGCAGCAACAGTAGCACTTCCAGTTGGAGTTAGTGCTGCTGAATATATCTGTGGAACAGAACTACCACCACTGGAATTAATCAGCGAAACATACAGAACTTCATTGATTCTAGCACCGAGGTTGAAACCCTGAAGTTTGTATGGTGGCTTGGTTGCTTCACTATTATATCCATAAATGTACAGTCTGGTATTAACAGCACCAATGAATGACCACGTTACACCACCATCAGATCTTGCGAATGGTGTGGTAGACCATGTGGGAGGAATGTTACCAGTTGTACCACCAGCAGCAGTGTAGTAAGCATTGCCGTTGTAGATACAGGAACTACCAGCAGCAAAGTTAGTGGAAGATGTCCAAGTCTGGTTCTGTTGAGAAGAGTTATTCTTGATCTTCTGTACATCAAGAGCAATATAACCAACAGCAATCTCATCAATGCTGCCAGCATATACAACCTGACCACTACCACTAGAACCACGATAACCACGACTCAGTACCAGTGAGCCATCAGTATTGACAGTCTCGATCTGATATGATTCGGTGGCATCAATAGTACCTACACGAATGTACTGATTAACTGCTAGCCCATGATTAGCGTTCAGTGGGGTAGGAGATACAGTTCTATTATGTTGGTTAAGTGTCCAAGTATAGTTCGCAATCGCTACATACGAACGCGAAAGTTTTTTCGGTGGGATAACGTGTGTGACTGTACCTGCCTTATCCTGAGTAAATGGTAGAGTCTTAAATCCTTTCGCTCTCAGGGCGCATGAACCGAAGTTAGAGTTCGAGTTGGTAATAGATTGGTCACCACCGTTGATAGCAACGAAGTGATCCGCAAAACCCACAGCGAACACAGACACCGCCTGAATAACGGCGTCGTTAGAGCATTTAACGTGGAAGTTTCTATAGGTTGGCTTATAGATGGAGTCACCATCTGTGTGGTTACCAGCAATATATGCTGAGCCATCCCACTTAATAAACGCAGAGTCGTCTTTCTGTAGCGAAACACCCGTGAACTGTGCCACAACCATCGACTTGAAACCAGTCGATTTAGCACCGTCAGCGTGCATACCACAAGTACCCCATGTAGATCTCAACGAGATGTTGAAGATATATGGAGAAGCAGAGTCTACGTTATCAATTTCGACTTTAACAGTAGACCCAGTGGCAACAGGGTTATTAGCAGGAGCCGCAGCATTTGGATCCTTAATGACATATCTAAATGTCGTTGTTGTTGGAACTTCAGTAATGAAGTACGATCCATTAAATCTATCAGCAACAGCACCAGATACACCTTCGATCTGTACAGGCGTACCATTGGAGAAACCGTGAGGCGTAGTAGTTGTAACCTCAGCAGTTGTAGTATAAACACCCTGGTTCACAAAGTCAGTTACAATCGTAGAGATTGTAATTGGACCAGATGTGTTAGGACCAACGATTCTATTTTCTTCAACTCTGGTCTGGAACTCGTCAGCAGAGATAACACCAGTGGTGTCAGGAATATCATCGAAAGCCTTAGCAACCTTCTGATAGTACAGATCGAGGTCTGTAATTGTCAGTGGGTTACCAGTTGTATCGTTCTTAGAGCTCTGGATGTTTCTACCATCAGCATACTCAAAGCAAGTAAGCTTGTGGTGAGAGAATGATGGTGGGGAACTAGCAGATGGCTGAGCAGGGTCCTTATAGACACCAGCAGGAGGACCATCAAAGAAGGAGAACTGCCAGAAGTAGCAACCACCAGTTACACGGAAGATAGCAGCACGCTCGATGCTACCAGACGCAGGGTCAGGAATATAAAGAGGGCGAATCTTAGTCTTTCTAAGATCCATACCAACCAGAGATGTACCTCTGGGTACAATAACACCACCTTCTACAGAGTTAAATCTATACAGAAGGTTGTTAGGGTTTGGTGTGCCATCAGCGTTCTGAAGTTCCAGGTTTGAACTGGTGTTCAGAATGGGAATATCATCGTCAATAAAAGCTTCGCCCGCAGTATTCATGCCAGGGCGGTTATCAATTACATACTCAGAAGGGTACAGTACGATGGTAAATGCTTCAAACGCATCGTTAAACTGACCAGTTCTGTAAGAGAATCTAGCCGACTC